AATTGAATCAGTGTGTTGGCAAATAAGGAATTTTGTATCATTTTTTAAGATGTAAGAATAATCTATTTAGAATGTATAATGGTATCCAAGAGCAAAACTCCTAAGAGCAAACCATCCAAGAGCAAACCATCCAAGAGCAAAACTCCTAAGAGCAAACCACCCAAGAGCGAGACTACAAGTAATGAAATGGGATATTGTGTAAAATGTAAAGAGAAGCGCACAATGAAAAGTACAAAGAAGGTACAAACAAAGAATAAACGTAATGCATTATCTGGGGTATGTGAAAAATGTGGCACCAAAATGATGAAATTTGTAAAATAAATGCGTAAAATGTTCCTATAAACACTATACAGAATGTGTATAGCGTGTATAATGTCAAGTAGCCAAACCCCCACAAAAGAAATCCCAATAGAAGATCCATATACCTATTTGGGAAACATTAGTAGAAAGCAATTCCAAAAATTATTATTCATTTCAAATGCATTAGAGAATGGATGGACGGTAAAAAAACAACAACAACAATATTTTTTCACAAAAAAACACGAAAATAAAAAGGAAGTTTTTCAAGAAAACTATTTGGAGCAATTCATTTTGGAAAATAATAATTTAGACACATTCTTGGAAAAACCCGACAAGTTTTAGTTTTTTTTTTTGTATTTACAACGTGTGTGAAGTGGCTGCTCTGTTTATGTAGTGAAATAACAGTTACAAATATTTTGTATAATGGAGTGGATACTAATGATTTTACCACGTCTTTTTTTGTTATAAATAAGTGTTTTATTTAGGAAAAATGGGGTATATAAAATCAATGAAATATAAATCATCAAAAAAAGGGAAAATCAATGGGGGCTCAACGATTTTTTTTAATAATTAAATTACATTTTCCCAAATTTTTTTCTTTCCCTATAATATATAAAATATGGCTGGAGGTCTTATGCAACTAGTCGCCTACGGCGCACAAGACGTGTTCCTTACCGGAACCCCTGAGATTACTTTCTGGAAGGTGTCCTACAGACGCCACACCAACTTCGCAATGGAGTCCATCGAGCAGACCTTTTCCGGTCAAGCTGACTTCGGTCGCCGTGTTACCTGTACCATCAGCAGAAACGGTGATCTTGCTTACAGAACTTACCTTCAAGTAACTCTTCCTGAGATCAACCAAGACATGAACAGCACTGGTAATGTGTATGCTCGTTGGTTGGATTTCGTTGGTGAGCAATTAATCGCTCAAGTTGAGATTGAGATTGGTGGTCAAAGAATTGACCGTCAATACGGTGACTGGATGCACATCTGGAACCAATTGACCCTTTCTAAGGAACAACAATCTGGTTACCACAAGATGATCGGAAACACCACCGCTCTTACCTACATCACCGATCCTGCTTTCGCTGATGTTTCTGGACCTTGTGCTTCTACCACTGCTCCTAACCAAGTATGTGCTCCTAGAAACGCTCTTCCTGAGACCACCCTTTACGTTCCTTTGATGTTCTGGTACTGCAGAAACCCTGGTCTTGCTCTTCCTTTGATCGCTCTTCAATACCACGAAGTTAAGATCAACATTGACTTCAGACCTATTGGTGAGTGTCTATGGGCTGTTTCCGAGCTTAGCGCTACCACCGGAACCAAGTCTGTTTCCACCGCTTACCAACAGTCCCTTGTTGCTGCTTCCCTTTACGTTGACTATATCTTCTTGGATACCGACGAGAGAAGAAAGATGGCCCAAAACCCTCACGAGTATTTGATCGAACAAGTTCAATTCACTGGTGATGAATCCGTTGGTTCTTCTTCCAACAAGATCAAGCTGAACTTCAACCACCCTTGTAAGGAATTGGTTTGGGTCGTTCAACCTGATGCTAACGTTGACTACTGTGCTTCTTTGGAGGGTGGTGAGACCCTTTACAAGACCTTGGGAGCTCAACCTTTTAACTACACCGATGCTATTGATGCTCTTCCTAACGCTATCCACGCATTCGGTTCTGATGATTCCATCAGTGGAACCAACGCTGTCATCTCTGGTGGTGTTTTCCAATTGTCCGATGCTGGTGAGGTAAGCGCAGGTGTTGCTGGTCAAGACCAAGGTTCTTCCTTGTCTGATGCTGGAACCTTCGTTCTTGCTGAGACCGCTCTTGACATGCACTGTTGGGGTGAGAACCCTGTTGTTACCGCTAAGCTTCAACTTAACGGCCAAGACAGATTCTCTGAACGTGAGGGTTCTTACTTTGACCTAGTCCAACCTTACCAACACCACACCCGTGCTCCTGACGCTGGTATCAACGTTTACTCCTTCGCTCTTCGCCCTGAGGAACACCAACCTTCTGGAAGCTGTAACTTCTCCAGAATCGATAACGCTGTCCTTCAATTGGTTCTTTCCAGCTCTACCGTTTCCGGTACCAACACCGCTAAGGTTCGTGTCTACGCTGTTAACTACAACGTTCTTCGTGTTATGAGTGGTATGGCTGGTATTGCATATTCTAACTAGATCGAGCCATACCGCGCATTTTTTTTATATTGCACAATACTTTTTGATTTTTTTAATAAATGTTTTCCCTTTTTTGAATTATCAAAAGTATAATTTATGTGCTGTTTAAAAAATAAATAGTTTATACTATTTACTTTTTCGTTTTTTGTAGTTACTTTTTCTATTTTCACTTTTCACATTTTACTTTTCACATTGTTCTTTCACACGATTTGCAATATTTTCATCATTATAACGCAACAATTACGCCCAATACATTTGCAACCACACATTTCCATCTTCCCAGCGGATTTTTCGATTACTTCCCATATAAGCATACAGCTTACGTTTATGTGCTAATTCCTTCTTCATTTCAAAATCTACAATCATATTGTATTGTTTTCCGTCAATCTCCTTATTTTCAGATAAATGCTCTATTTTTGCAAACCAGAACCCTTTCAACTCTTCGTCATCACCATATGCCCCTTTTATTACTGATGTTGTCTTATCTATACGTGTTACCATTCGCAAACAACCTCCGTGTTTTGGATCATAATAATACTTTTGTCCCATGTATATTATCATCCTAAAAAACTTTACAAGGGGGCTATTTTCTTATACATTCGTTTCATCATATACTGTCGCAATGAACGGTCTTTATACCCGGATGTTTGTACGAATTCCCCATAACTACTATCGTGTAAAAAACTATTATTTTCTTCATTCAATGAATCTACGTCATTACAAGATACTACAGGACGTATACTATTTTTCTTATTGGAACTTTTTTCTATATTTTCGTATGATTTTGACTTTGGAAACATTCTATAGACTATAAAATTGATATATTTTTATTCTATTTTATTTACAATAACGCACATTCATAAAGCATGAATATTTATCTTTACATTATTAGAAGTATTGCTTTCTACCAAGCGCAAAAATATACATTTCCGTATCGAACCCTATCACATTCATTCAATGATCTAATAAAAGGGACTTGCATACACAATTTCCTACGTATTCCTAATAATATAGAGGTTAACCCGTACACCCAACAAGAAGAAGACACATTTGATAATTATCTATCAAATGCTATCGAAAATCCATATAAACATAAAGCAATATGGTATACTATAGCTAATCCATAATGATTCGTCCCATAGTTAATCGCTCATATACATGTATAAAAGAATCGATTCTTAATACGAATATATTAAACCCGGTTCTAAAAACTCTAAAAAATAAAACATATATTGTCACCGGTGGACATTATGGGATTGGATATAATATTGCATGTTCCATTGCTGCTTATGGTGGCAATGTAGTTATTCTGGATACGTTTACACAAAAAGATCAAGAATACAAAAATTGTATATACACTGCGGCAGAACAAATTACCGAAATTACTCAGAAACCTAACTGTATTGCTATTGACTGCGATACTACACATAAAAATCATATTGAATATGCGTTACACGAAACTATTGATGTTTTTGGCAGCATTGATGGTATTATATTGAATGCAAGTTCATCCAAGTTGTATAATACTATGGATATATCTGAATCTGATATGAATGACATGACAAACACTAACATTAAGGCTAACTTTTTATTAGGACAACGATATATTAAATACGCTCATGAAAAAGGGGGTCATATTATTGCTATTTCACCCCCATTAAGTATTCTTGATACCCAAGACTCTTGGGTACCTCATTTTTACTATACCATGTCTATGATGAATGTTACCATGATGTTGAAAACATGGAACGCTGAATTTTCTAATATTTCTGTTAATAGTATATGGCCTAAGGAGTATTTTTATTCACCTAATCGTTCTTATTTATACGGCTTCAATAAAAATAATCTTTTTAGTAAGAGTAGACAATGTATTACTACTGGCGAAGCAGTAAAACATCTTTTATGTGCGGATACTGGTTTGTGTAATGGACATCATTTTACAGATGAATCCATTTTGATAGGATTGAATCAACTATAACTCAATTTGGAAATGTTTCTTTCATTGGTTCGCATCCCGTATCAAATTCAGCACTATATACAACATTAATAGGCTGTGTGCTGGTTGAATTCGCATAAATAAACTCCCACGATAAATAACCTTCATTCGCTTCCTGCATACAGTCATATATTCTTCCCTCCATTTGCGAATATATACCACGATTTGTAGATGGATCTTGCGGAAAAATATTCAACGGTTGATTTCCATAACCACCCAGACGATTCGCCAATATGTGACCTGCATCACAATCTTGTAACCCATCATCTTCTAACATTCGCGAATATTTCTGAGTACAACTTGTGGTTTCACTTCCGTTATCTAATGACTCTGGTGTAAGAGTCCCTGTTGCCGAAGCTACTACCAAATACTCTCCGTGCTGGTCGTAGATATACGACATATGGGCGTTCCCATCCCCCATTACTAAACTGTTTTTTCCTTGCATCGGACATTCTACCGTAGTACATACGCAGTACTCAGGCACTACAAACCTTAACGCAGTAACACCAATACTTAACAGAAAAAACAATTTCATGTATATATATTACCCGGTTTTTTTCCTATTTTTATAACCTTTACAATTTTATTTGCAAAAAAATACAATTATGAAATTATTATTTTGGCGATAAACTGGTTCAATGAGTCATATGTAGCAACTTACTTATACAATATAGTTCTTTATTGGCTTTGGTTTACGTAAATATACATCCAAAACGAATTAGATATTATTTATCAAAAATAATATCACTTACAAGTGTAAGTAGAAGAAATTACATGCTATCCACTCGTTGTTTAACTCTACCACATATTACAAGTCTTCTAAAAAATGCTTACTTATACAAGTACGTACCTATGTTCGAACCACAACCTTTCATTTTAGTGAACGCTTTTTTTGAACCAAGCACCCGTACTTCTTTATCATTTGAAAGTGCCGCCTATCAACTTGGTGGTAATGTTATTTCATTTTATAAAGATGTTTCCAGTATGAATAAAGGAGAAAGTTTTGAAGATACAATTACTACTCTGTCCTGTTATGGCGATATTTTAGTCTTGCGACACCCTGAGAAAGGTGCGGCAGAAATAGCGGATCAAATCGCACATATACCGGTAATCAACGGGGGTGATGGAGATGGAGAACATCCTACACAAGCATTATTAGACCTATTTACTATTTACGACCATTTCAAAGATATTTGGAAACATCATTTGCTAACTTACCTTGATGAAAACCCACAAATAGAAGACTATGAACCATATAATGTCTTGCTTGTAGGCGATATACTACATTCTCGAACAATACATTCCCTTATACATTTGCTCTACCGTTTCCCACCGGTAAACATACATTTATTACCCTATAAGGGGTGTTATCCCGAACGTAGCACATCGACATTATTAGCAGATTCGAACCATTCAGTTGGGAAATTTCTATGGAAAACAGACGACATTGATTGGTCCCTATATGACGTAGTGTATGTTACCCGGTTACAAAAAGAACGAAAAGATGAAGCCATCGAGATTGATATAATCATTGACTCGATTATATGCGACCAAATGAAAGAAGAATCCATTATTATGCATCCTTTACCCAGAAATAAAGAAATCCATAATAGTGTAGATACAGACCACCGATGTATGTATTTTCAACAAATAGAGAATGGTGTATGTATGCGAATGTCTATTTTGAACTCTATACTGAACCCTAATATGGACGAAAAATAATTACGACGTGATACGTGCAACTCATTATGCTTTACACGTATCTATGCATCACACGGGGATGGTGGTTCAATGACACAGTCACTGTCACTGTCACTGTCACTGTCACAGTCACTGTCACTCTCACTCTCACTGTCACTGTCATCGTCCACGTTATCATTGAAGTTGGTTAATGTTACTATAGGTTTATTAAAAAAAATGCGGTCCATCACCGTAAATATAAATCCACTAATGGTAGGCTTCTGAAATTCATTTACTCGGTTATGAATAGAGTCTATTTTGCTTTCAACCCGATCAAGTAAATCGACTTTCGTTAGTAGGACATTGTTTTCTTCATCCAACTGTTTATATTCCTCATTCAATTCGAGGTATTTCTGTTTCCAACTATTTAACTCGGATTCCAGTTCAATTACTTTATCTTCTAATTCATGTTTTAATAATTTACGTACTACCATGAATTCAACTATATATAACTGTATGTTTTGTTTTTATATTTTTCAAGAGTATAAAGTTTTGTATATTTTTTTTTACAACTTCAAACTATACACTATATGCTTCAAATCGCCCACCGCGGTTATTCCGCTAACTATGGGGACAACAATATGGAATCATTCTGTCAAGCGGTATACCATCGGTTTGATATGATTGAACTGGATATACAATTATGTAAAACAGGTGAGATAGTAATTTTTCATGATACCTATTTGGACGGAAGGGGTATTTGTGAATACGAATTGAAAGAGCTACTTCCGATGGACATTATTACATTAGACGATTTCTTTTTAGATATTTCCCCGAATCTTATAAAGATATTCCTTGACATCAAGGGGTCTCCTGATATAGCGTATCCATTAATTGAATTGTTATCAGCCTTATTCGAAAATCAACAACTTCGTAATATATACATCAGTGGATTTGACCGTCATTCAATTGAGACCATACACAACACCCATTTACCAATATCTTTAGGATTAACCACTTCAAATAACTTTACACTTGAACAAATAGAGCTTTTAACAAAGAATCTTGATTTCGTATGTCTACATTGGACTGCGTTAAACCATGAAAACATTGCATTTTTGAAATCTAAGAATAAGCTTGTCTTTAGTTATACGTGTGAAAACGATTCTATTTACCGAGCTATGAAACAATACCCATTAGATGGCATTGTTACGAATTACCCTCTTGAATAAACAATTACATTCCAAAAAAATATAATTGTATATATTACTATACGATGGAGTTTCTACTACTTTTTTTACTTAGTATATTCACTACCAATGTATACTCCCATTTCCCTATTTATTTGAACGTTTCCAATGTAATTACTATTAAAGACGCCATTGACGAGGAAACTGCAACGACATTCTTACACAAATTAAATATGTTAAAAAATAAAGAGGGTATCTATGTGTATTTAGATACACCTGGTGGTTCAGTTGAAAGTGGAAATAAAATTTTAATGGAAATTCAAAAGTACAATTTATCTTGCATTGCTGATCGTGCGTACAGTATGGGCTTTGTTATTTTACAAGGGTGTAGAAATAGATACATTACCCATTACGGACGTCTTATGCAACATCAAATTAGTTATGCTATCGAAAATGAAAAAGGAAAAATAGACAGCTATGGTAAATTCATTGACCAAGTTGAAACTGAATTAGTTGGATTACAAGCGGACCGTATTCAAATTCCACACGATGAATTTCGTTTGAAAACTATGAATGAATGGTGGATGGTTGGTAAATATGCAATTGATAATAATTGCGCGGACAAGATAGTAGATGTCTTTTGTGATACTAAACTAACAAATACGTACATTACAGAAGAATATGACCCTATTAATTTCGTTTATTCTGCGTGCCCACTCATTCCAGGCCCGATTGAAGTTATACCCAACAAATAATTTTTTATAGCTGTTATGTATGACCTCCTCAATATTATTATTTATTTACTTTTTTTCATATTTGTCCTGTTGTAATAGTTTTTTTATGTATAACACATTTTTTTCAGCTTATAAGAAATTTCGTTTAAATTATGATAACGGGGAATACAAAATCAAAAGGAAACCAAAATCACTCATTGTAAGCACACCAGGAGGCATACACGGATTCTATCTTTTAGGGGTTTCCGCCTACATAAAAGAAAATTATAATTTAACAAACTTCATTTATACAGGTGCTTCCGCAGGTGCGTGGAATTCACTATTCTTATCCTTCACTGGAAATAATACCGACTTTATAAATAGTTTATTGTATAATAATATTCATAATGTTACTTCCATGTATGACTTAGAACATACGTTAAAACAAACTATTTTACAAAAATACACAAAGAATGACTTTCAAATGGACCAAATCAATATCGGGGTTACCGTATTGCGTAAATGGTTTAACTTCAAATTGGTCATTTATAATGATTTTGAGACATTAGATGACGTATTGAATTGTTGTATTGCCAGTTCCCATATTCCGTTCATTACGGGAGGACTCATTCATAAATACCGACAACGTGTCACTTTTGACGGCGGTTTTTTTAAGTATCCTTATTTAAACACAAGTGTTCCTGTATTGACTATCAGCCCTTCTATGTGGAACAATACATTTCAATCAAACATTAACGTACAAGATTACATGTATTCCAATGACTTACGCTTCAATTTGACCAATTTATATTTACAAGGATACTATGATTCAGACAAAAATAAACAATATTTGGATGACGCGTTATTATGAATACTTATCTGTTTCCACTAATCGTATTACATATACTTGCCCTATCATGGCAACTATTTGAAACCATAACTCATATACCCACCAATCTGGACGATGAAGTGAATATACTATAAATGCTTTTACATACAAATATACTATAGCCGTACTCAATATCACTGATACTGTTTTCAACTCGTTGTGCGTATGAATAACGCATACTTGCAAAGATCCCTCAAAAAAATAAATGAAAATAGAATACCCTACTATTGCATTATTTATAGTTTTACACCACCCTTCCACCGGATTCATCCAATACATCACTTCTGATATTGTTAATAGCGCATTCAACAAAGAGAAGAACATATTACGATAATACATTGCATATAATGATGAAAACATAAACACAAACGAAGAACACACTAATATTTTTGATTCTGGCACCATTGTTAAAATAATCACAATGTCTATACAACATATATTCACGATTAATCTTTATGTTTTTATTAAATGTTATTTGATAGATAAAACTATTTAAATGCTTCTACTACGCATATACATACAATACATGTCTCAATTACATTCATCGAATCATTCTACACAAAATAATCTATTGTTGTCAAACTTAATGGAATATTACAATGACAAAGGGAATTTAATACGTATGATGAAAATTATTAATGGCGAATCCCCTATTTCGCTGCGCATTGTCGATTGGTTTGTCACCAATTATTCCAAGAAAAATTTTGTTATCTATCAACTCACACAAAATAATCACACCTCTCGTTTTAAAGTTTTTAATGACTATAAATTAAAATTGAAAGCCTATTCGAAAAAACGCTTCGACCCCTTTTGTCGATGGGACCGCATTACTATTCCATATGACAATGACCGCTACATGGAAACTACTATCGGTCAATTAAACTTTTTTAAATGGGCTCTACAAAACAATGTTATTAATTATATTGAAGAAAATTATAAGATAATTGAAGCTGACATGAACAATCGCAATACGTCTTCTAAGAAAAATCTCACCGACCATCACGCAAATAAAACACGTAAAAAAAGAGAAGAACTCTCTATTTCTGCGTGTAAATGTATCAAGAAAGAAGATGTCAAGATTGTTGTTACGTTCAATAATTAAGCTTTTTCACAGTTACCCTCCCGTTTCTTTTTTTGGTTTTTTACATTATCAATAAAAGACCCTATTTTATTAACCCATAATTGATATTGTTTTGGATTTAGAATATCAATGTCCTTACTTGTATCCAATTCAAGCACTTGAGAATCATTATCCACGTGGTCATTTAACAACCAGTCCATATGGTATTTATCACATTTCACCAAATACTCCATTTCGATATTGCTTTCACCTTCACGATTTCGTTTCTGCACCCTTTCATAACACTTATCCGGATTTGTACTAATGTAAATTAACCCATCCACCGCATATTGGGCTATATTTTCATTGTATAGCAATGAGTAGATTGAATATTCCATCTTACTCATCAACCCATCGTCATACAACATTTTGGCAAATATTTTGGAATCTGCCTCTATCGACCGTTCACATAAGACGATTTCACAATCCTTATTTTCTTCCATTGCGTGTTTTATAATACTTGTACGTGTTACACACGCCATAATCTGGAATGCGAACGCATTTTTCTTTGGATTTTCATAGAAGTTTTCTAACATTGTCTTTCCAGTTTCATCTTTAATATTATACCACAATTCTACCGGTTCCTTCAAATATACTATTTTTTCTTTTGATTTGCTATACATCTCGCTAACCATCTTTAAAATGGTTGTCTTTCCTGCGCCTATGTTCCCTTCAATAGATATTAATAACGGAGTTGTCATAATGAATACAAACTATTATATAATAGGTAGTTATATTTAATACATTATTTTATTTGTTTCAATCAATTTTTCATCTATGATGAGAAATATAATTTTGTTGTCATAGTGTATAGACTACACTAAATGATTTCGAAAGAACGTCGAAGTAGTATTAAACTAACACTTGAGTCTCAGGACTTCCAACAAAAAGCCAATGTGTATATTACATTCGTTTTCGAACTATACCGGGTTTGGATGAGCTGTATGCTTTTGTTTACCGTACCACAAAAATGCGACGACCATATTTGTTCTTCGTTCGAACACGTTAGTTCATCCAATCCTATCATTATTACAGGCTTTACAGTGAATATAGCAACGTTATGTATGTTTTTACTCATGTATTTAGTTGAAATTCAGCGAGAACACAAAATGATCAATTATTTAGAAGTTGACAAAACATTACCTCGCGACAACGAGTCTGTAGGTAAGGAATTAACCAAGCTTCCCGCCGAAAAACACGACCGTATCCTATATTCTGATAAAATGTACAAAATGTCTGGTACCATTGCTATGGTATTGTTTATTATGAATGCTGGTATCAGTGGGTATTCTGTCTTTATCCATTACTTAAATAATAATACGATTACCGTTTATATTACCAATACCCTTTTTATGAGTCTCAAACTGAAAGATGTATATGACATTGTCAATACGAAACAAAATGTCTTCTTATCTTCTTATTTGACACGCAAAATACAATTCAATGCAGTTGACCCTGATAAAATACAAGAATTACCCGATATTGAAAATACCCCTATTCTTGAACTGAATGACAGTGAAGACCAAGAACTTGCCATTGAATTATCCTCCAGTGACAAGGTGATGGATATCCTCCCTTCAACTACTGCTTAACTACTGTATTATAACCTAATATCACTTATATTATAATACTCGTATACACCTATATTTTAAAATATCTAACTCCTTTGCTGTTGTTGGAAATTCATCCTCTCCATATATATCTTGCAAGCACAGCCACTCAAACATACCTCCCACATAATAATATACATTTGAAAAACCTAACTGTTTCAATTGACTACATTTCTTTTCTACTGTTTCATCGTTACTGTTTTTGCCATAGATTACAAATGTTTTGCTATAAAAATCATACTGGTTCATTAATTCATTTATCTGGGCCTCTTCTTCTATGTGCGAAATTGTATTCGGTATTAAACAATGTTGCTCATTTACAGGCATAGTATTTATTATTATATAATCTTTTCTATTGGAAATCACCTGCTGGACGTCTTCAAATGATATTACAGATTTTTTTGTTTTAAACAATTGTTGAAGCATTCCATTACATGTACATTTTAATTGCGTTTATTTTATTTTATATCATTATTCTTTTTCTTTTCGTGTACACCTATTTGGGTTATTCATCAAAAATTGAAATAAATGATGAATAACCACTATATACAATATCTTTACAAAATGGATTTATCACAAACCAAACTTTCTAAGCGCGAATGGGACAATCTTGAAGTCCCCGTCTCCAGTAGTGAGAAACGGATTCTGAAACTTATTCAGAACGGATTCACCGATGTAAATACCTTCTCTAATTATCACACCTCTCTCTTTTCCTTTACAAAAATACAACAAACACCCGTCATCGAATTCATGTTATATAAAAAATACTTTCAAGATACATTACAAAAAAGCATCCGCAAATATGGAAAAGATATGGATGTTTCTTCCCAATCCCTTCTTAATACACCTGAAAATGAATTAAAACGATTAAATAGTGCCGATATGATACGTATTCAAAACCTCGACGCCACCATTAAAGAAAACAGCCGACATATCTTTGAATTCTTACTCATCTCTTTATTTCACGATCTATTAAAATGCTTCCATAAAGGAGTCAATTTATATGCTTGCCACTTGTATACTATCGTTCAATTACGCAAATCATCCATTCGTAACATCAATTCATACGTACTACAAATGATGGAACCTTATTTACAATATGCAGCCGCTAATACACGCGCTACAACTATGGTTGAACGCGCATATGAATACATCGAACAAAACCATTATTTATTGAAGTATCAAGATATAACATTGTTCCAACATCAAAAAGATTTATTCAACCATTTTGCCCCTCCTTCTGAAACCAACCCATTTCAGCCAAAATTAGTATTCTATACTGCTCCTACCGGCACTGGTAAAACATTGTCCCCCATTGGATTATCTCAGCATTATCGTATTATATTCGTGTGTGTTGCACGACATATTGGATTAGCACTGGCTAAATCCTGTATATCCGTTGAAAAAAAAGTTGCTTTCGCATTTGGTTGTAATAGTAAAGACGATATACGCCTTCATTACTTCTCTGCCGTTGAATATACCAAACACCGTAAATCGGGTGGTATTGGAAAAGTCGATAATAGTGTTGGAACTAACGTTGAGATCATGATATGCGACGTTCATTCCTATTTGACCGCAATGGAGTATATGCTTGAATTTAATGATGAACAACAAATAATTACCTATTGGGATGAACCTACCATTACCATGGATTACGAAAATCACGATTTACATAATACTATTCGCAACAATTGGGTACATAATAAGATTCCATCCATTGTACTGTCTTGTGCTACATTACCTCCCGAACACGAAATTCAACCCGTAATGCTAAGCTTTTCTACCAAATTTGAAAACGCCCTTTTCCATTATATTAATAGCTATGATTGCAGAAAATCCATCCCCATATTGAATAAGGAAGGCAAGCCTGTATTACCCCATTACTTGTATAGTGACTTCAACCAATTACAACATTGTCTGAATCACTGTAATAATAATAAAACATTGCTACGATACTTTGACTTACAAGAAATAATTAAAATTGTTTTATTCTTGAATAAATCGGATTTCTTGGAACCTACCCTCCAGATCAATAACTACTTCCAAAACCATTTGGAAGACATACATATGAACAGTTTGAAAGTCTATTATCTCGAGGCTATGTCCAGTATTACCGAAGAACAATGGAATACCGTTCACAAGTTCTTTTCTGAAAATCACACATCTCGCTTTACACCACCACTCGTAAAGCAAAAAAGCGAATCTTACTCTTCCTCGAAATATTCAAGTGATGAACTGGCAGGACAAGATATATTCCGTAGTATCAGTATGTCTTCAATAAACGAACGCAATCCACCCTCGTACAAAAACACCGGTGGCTTATTAGTTACTACGACAGATGCGAATACATTGACCGATGGACCTACTTTGTTCTTATGTGAAGATGTCAATAAAATTGGAACCTTTTACATTCAGCAAACCAAAATACCAGACAATATATTGCAAAATGTATTATACAAGATTACCAAAAATGATGAAATTGCCAAGAAAATTGACTTGCTTGAACGTGAAATTGAAGTTTACGAATCTAAAACATTTGGTGCGTCCAGCGACAATGATAAAAAAGGTGCAAAAGATAGTGACCGTATGACTAACGAATCTCGTAAATGTCACTCCCAAATTGAGAAACTCCGCAAAGGTATTCGCACTATTGCATTGGACCCTAAATATATTCCTAACAGCGTTCAACATCAACAATTATGGAATTATCTTGGCAATATTAATGAACGATGCTTCGTTTCAAATATTGACGAACAAAGCATTCGTGATATTATGGCATTGCCTATTGAAAATACATTGAAGTTATTGTTACTATTAGGCATTGGATTATTTATAGAGGACACACACGTCCAATATAAGGAAGTTATTAAGCGATTGGCATACGAACAAAAGTTATATATGATTATTGCTTCTTCTGACTATATTTACGGAACCAATTACCAATTCTGTCACGGGTTCATCGGCAAAGACCTCAACAATATGACGCAGCAAAAAACCATTCAAGCACTCGGACGATTCGGACGCAATAATATACAGCAAGATTACACTGTAAGAATCCGTGATGATTCCTTATTACACAAGTTGTTTGAAACACAGGAAAATGATTTAGAATCCATCAATATCTGTAAATTATTCGGTTAAATGTATAAATCACACCATCCAACACCTTAAATGTATATAGTGTATATATTTTTCATGGTCTGTTTTTTATTATGTACGCATCCACCCCCCATTTTTATATGATTTCGTAAGTGAGTCTATGGATTTTGGTGATTTTGGGGGGTAAATATACCTTTTTACGCAATTCCCACCGAAATCCCAAAATGGCTGAAAAATACCGATTTTCTTTTCCAATATTGGGATTTTTATGCAATTTTTGATTTTTTACACCCCCCTAATTTACCATATATTGTTTTTTTTTCTACAAGAAATGCCAAAATCCACGGGTCATTTTTGGCATTTCTTGACAACACTTTTTTAAAAATGGGGAGGTTGGGGGGGTAAAATATAAAAACTTTTTTTAAGAACTTTTTTGTCGGTAATTTACCCCCCTAAATACCCCAAATACGTATTTAGTCGCTCTATATTTGTGTATTTTGGGGGGTAGTCAAATAAAAATTACTATACTATATACCCAAATATTGTAATTTGGTGACAAGAAACCCATATTTTGGGGGGTGTTTTTTGAAAGTTTTTCTTTGATTTTTCACAAGTTCAACCAAATTCCAAAAACGAACAGGATAGTGTAGAACAGACTATGTATTTTAGTTCGCACTGACATTTTTAAGAGATTTTATTGTTCTTAAAAATACCCCCATTATTTGCCTATTTCTGTATCAAAAATGCGGATTTTGGTGAAAAAGTATAGTAATTTTTACCCAGTGTACGACCACCCATATTTTACCCCCCTAAATCACCCAATCTTGTAAAAAAAATATGCGATTACAGAGAAATTGAGGGTGATTTTGCGATATTTTACCCCCCTAAAACATCGATTTCTGTTTTACCAAATACGAAAATGGCCGATATTGGGGGGTACCCCTTTTGGGGAGGTTTGATGGGATTTTTTTTAAAAAAATGACCTACCGTTTTCGATGAATCTTGTAAAAAAAATACAAGATTAGGTGTTTTTGGATGGTAAAAAGCGGTTTTTTTAGCGTTTTTGCAAAAATTATGACAAAAGTATTTTCAATTTTTTTTTTTTGGACATTTTTAAAATGTCCAATTTTTTTTTTCTGAAAAAAGTTTTGTCAACGTTTTGCAAAAAAAATCACTTCACAGCATAATGGAGTAATTTGGATTTTGAAGTGAAAAAAGTTGGCTGCGTACTTTTTTTTGTTTTTTTTGAGGTAGCAAAATCAAATTTTATTTTTGCCAGTGTTTGGGCAAAAAAGAGTAAAAAAAAATTATTGAAAAAAATAAAAATCTTACCATTTACCGACACATAATTTTTCACTATTTATTTAATAACAGTGAAAAAAAAGGAGTAAAAAAGACCTGTTTTTACTCCTTTTTAGATGTAGCATTTTTTGATATTGATAAATCCTAATAAAATAATTGCATAATACACATAAAAATATATGTCTATACATATACACTAAAAATGGCTACATTATTGAAGCAAAATAAAACAAAAACTAACCCAAAAAATTTTATATGTGAAATTTGCAATTTTGAAACAACACAAAAATCAAATTTGGATAGACATTTAAAAACACAAAAGCATATTTTATGTGCTGAACAAAAAAAAACTTTTTTTTGTAAAGACTGTAATTTCTCTACAAGTACAAAAAGAAACTATACAAGGCATTTACAAACACAAAAACACAAGATGAATTCAGATTACAACATGAAATCAGATCAAGTAAATGAGGTTAAAACCGAATTCCATTTAATTAAAAAGCTATTAGTAGAAAATATGGGACAAAATCATACGACTATTAATAATATCACGAACGTTCAAAACGTTCAAAATGTTCAAAACAATCATTTCAATTTGAATTTTTTCTTGAATGAACAATGTAAAGACGCAATGAATATAGAAGACTTCATTAATACATTAGAGTTGTGCCCGTTTGATGTAGCTGAGACAGGTCGGTTGGGTTATGTAGAAGGTATATCCCGTATTTTTATGAACAAATTAAATCAATTGGATATTTATAATCGCCCTCTTCATTGTACTGATTTGAAGCGTGAAACATTGTACATTAAGGAGGATAATAAATGGGAAAAGGATAATGAACAAAATGACAAGCTACAATCTATTGTGGAACAAGTAGCCAATAGAAACTATGAGCTGCTACCAATATGGCAACAACAGAACCCGAATCATTTGGTAACTAATTCAACAGAATGTGAATTATTCATGGATATTGCGTGTAATATACTAGGTGGAGGGAACGAGCAAGAATCAAGCAAATTTCGTAATCAAATTATGCGGAATGTATTAAAAGAAGTGACTATTTCAAAGGATGTAATGTAAAAGTTGAAAATTGAAACATATAAAACAAGTATATGTTGCAATACAATGCCTGAATTCAAGTGTATTGATTGTAACTTTGAAACAAAGAAGAAAACCCACTGGGAACGACATTTACAAACACAAAAACATATATTATCTGCTAAAAGAATAAGGTACTCTTGTGAAAAGTGTTATTATCACACAGCTAATAAATCAGATTTTACAAAGCATTTACTTACGGCTAAGCACATTAAGAATACAAGTGTTGATACTGTATCAGAGATTAAGAATTTACTAATAAAACAAATAGCCTATTTGGAAGGATTTGACGAGCGCATAAGAAAGACGGAATTGATAGTAGAATCGTTACAAAACCCAGATACTGTTACATAACTGTGTCTCACTGTAAAAAAATAAGAAATAATAACTTCTTATTTTTGTATTGTATTGTATGGGTGTTTATGCGGACTTTGCAATTTGCTTTCTACCATTCATAATGCGAATCATTCGCTCGTGATAGATGTTATATTGGACCATATCTGATAAAATACAAGCATCGTATTTATCACGACACGTAAGGCGGTATTGAATGGCGGTATTCATAAGTTCTAATCCCTTACCAACATACCCTAATGAGAAAAGTTGCTTTCCAGCAGATTTATGCACGCGGTATTTTTCTTCGGAACTATATTGACTTGACTTATGCTTATCAACGTGTTCCATAATTTTGGTAAGTTTATGCGCGTTTTTATTAAAGTACAGCTTTTTTCTGTCTCGTTGAGAGACTTTGTCCATTGCGAATTTTCGAATGAGCTTATCATCTTCTGTCAACCCAATGTAAGGGGTTTGCAATAGTTCATTTTCAGTAGTAGTAAGGAAGGCATAAGAGGTCATAATACACTGTGAGTATATACTTATATAGCGTTCTGTTTCTAAACCTTTTTCAGTAACAATTTATGGGAGAAATAGTCTATTTACCAATGTAGTCGCAAATAACGGGGAACAAATCTTCAGGAAGGGGGGTGTGGGTTCTCAATACATCTTCTACACACTCGGTGCGACTGTTAATTAATTTTACAAATTTATTCAATGTGGTGATAATCATTTTTAAATATTTTTTTTGTTTTTGGCTATATAAGGAATGGTACTCAATTAGAAAATCTTCAATTGATTCTTTATGTTCTTCTACTTTGCGAGTAAGAACTATAATATATCGGTTGATGCTATCATTGGAACCTATATTAAACTGTTTAAAGTAAAACGTTAATTGTAAATACAAGGCTCTAAGTCTTTTCAGTTTGATATAAACGCGCGCTGCGGCATACCAGTCTTCATCACTGATAGTGGTGTTGTAGTTTTGGTTAAATTGTAAACAAACCTTTTTATTCTCAAGTTTGAGGGGATCGCTATTAAATAGTGCAAGTTGCTCCTTAAGGTACCCTGTGAATGTAAGGGTGAAACTATCATTCGAATAGATAATCTTAGAAACAGGATAATGACAATAGATATTGCGATATGTTGTCATTGTCTAAAGTGGTTATTGTTAAAGTATTGTATATGTTTTCACATATAAAAAAAGTTTTCAATTTTTTAAGCATTCACTTAAAAGGTCTTTTTAGGAATATCAACGGACTGTAATACATACCAGTGATCCTCAACGTAATCAACGCTGGTAAAGTAATCAATAAATTCACCTTCCTTGAACTTAATAACAACGAAGGGGTTGGTGTCTTGTCCGGATTCATCTTTATAAGAAGCAGTAAAACTGGCACTCAATACCTCACGGTCAACCATATTTCCTCTACTATCAGTAGCGGGGGTGGTTCCCTCGGTGTTGGTATAAATGCTAATCATAGCACGCTTTCCTGCTTTCAAAATCTCGATAATACCAGTGTTAAGGACTTCGTAGCCTTGACTGTTCAATGCGGTGGCCATTATATATTATAACATAATATTTTCTTTTTATATTATAAAATAACCAAATAATGAAAATGAATCCACAACACTATGTTCCTAAATCATTATCGGATACGGATAAAAAGAAACAATTAAAAAATCTGAAACAAGCACAACAAGAGTATAAAAAGGGAAAATACATTCCAAGGGACAAGTTATCATCGTTTGTATCAAAACCATCAAAGCATGTAGAAAACGCCAAAAAAATGTACGGTGTGGAAAACTTGATTCCGTCGCCAATTTTGGCAAAAAAGACGAAATGTTCTGAACAAGCATTAGAAGGTATAGTAAATAAAGGCCGCGGAGCATATTATTCGAGTGGATCTCGTCCGAATCAAACGGCAGAGTCGTGGGGATTAGCAAGGTTAGGAAGTGCATTAACGGGTGGAAAATCAAGTGTGATTGATTATCATATATTAGAAGAAGGATGTGCGAAGAATAGTAAACCGCTTGTTCTTGCAAAAAAGGCGTGTAAAAAGCAAAATAAGACGTGTGGTTCTTTTTCTAAAGCAAAACGCACAAAAAAGAACGCTAAAAAAGGGAAGGCGAAAACATATAGAAAAAACAAAAAAAACTAATTCAAACGCAAAACACATAAAAACAAACGTGTTCAATTACATATTCCGCAATCCATAGAAATGAATGAAGAAAATAATGTATTGACAATTAAGTCGGTACAAATACAGCCAATTCGTAATATGATTACAGCTATAAAAGATATATTAACGGATGCCACAATTACTTTTACAAAAGATGGAATGAAGATTATTAATTTTGATAAGACGCATACGATTTTAGTAAATGTGTTTTTACAAGCAGATCGATTTGAGAAGTATCATTGTATTCCGGATAAAATTATTATTTGTGCGAATACATTGCATTTGTTCAAGGTAATTTCAACCATGTCGAATGATGATACCCTTTCGATTTACATAGATAAATCAGACTATCACGATGGCATCGTTTCTCATTTGGGGTTACAATATGACAATGGAGATATTCGACAATGTTACAATCAAAAATTGCGATTGATTGAGCCAGACATGGAAGAGATGCGTATTCCAGACGTAGAATATTCAACTGTGATTAATATGCCGTCGACCGATTTTCAAAAAATCATCCGTGATTTAAATGCAATCTCGGACCGGATTGAAATAAAGTCAACCGGAAGTGATTTAATGTTTTCTTGTGAGGGGGGGTTCGCCAGTTCAAAAATATTGCGGTCGGAATCGGATGGTAATATGAACTTTATTCAGCGCATAGATGCGTCGGATGTGTTCCAAGGCGAGTTTTCATTAAAGCATTTGAGTCATTTTATTAAGTGTACGCCTTTATGTAGTCATTTAGAGATGTATTTGGGGAATGATTTGCCGTTGATTGTAAAATATGATGTAGCTTCATTGGGGGAGATTAAATTGTGTTTGGTTCCTTTGCCGCCATTATAACAAATATATGTTAAACTAAATAGTAACCTTTTTTTCATTAGTAACTACAACTTGTCCGGTGATGTGTGTTTTAACCACGTTACCAATGTATGAATATATAATCTGGACTTCTTTGTTCGATTTACATTTAGAATATTTTTTACATATACAGGCGCCCTGTGTAACAATCTTTTGTATTTGTTTTTTATTTAATTTTTCGTGACACGGCATAGAAGCAATTACATGGCATGATGATTCATTATGAATATGAAACCATATATCAGTTTGTTTCGCATCATCAATAATGTCAAAATTGTCTTGGGCGTTTTCTCCAATAATAAATGTAATTTCTTTATTAGCAGCAGGAATAAATAAAACTTCTGTTTTCATAATAATGTATAATGAAGTAATAATTATACATTAGTAAGTACCGACAAATTATCAATTTTTGATTTTTTATTTTTTTTAATATTCTGGGGCGTGTGCTTTGAAGATACATTCATTTGCAATGAGATTTGGAATATGAGATACTTTTTTAATATCTTGGTGTGTGGTGGTTTTCATCCATATTTTGATGATACAAAAATTTTTTTTGGGGGATATGGTAATCCCATTTACATTGTCATTGTATTCTTTATCTGAAAAAAGGCTTTCGCCACATATTAAGAAAAATAATTGTTTCCAAATGTCGTGAACGTGTTTGTTTAAAATTTTATATGAAAAACACCCACCATTTCTATTTTCAGGGTCTTCCCATAAAGGCGTAACTCCTTTTTTCATTACAAATAACATACAATTTTTTACAATAACATCTGAAACCTTTTCATTTAATAGTAAAATAGAATCTGCGTTTTCAATATTTTCCATCACAGGTATATAACTCTCTAAGGACCAATCACTATTATTTGGTAAATGATAAAACAGGTTCCATTTATTCCTCAACATACGAGGCTGACCATTTTCGTTATACTTGGTCATAGAATGCAGTGATTCTATATACACTAATACATATATTAATCTTTATTATATTTTTAGGAACTTACTTACAATGTATGAGAATTCTCCTCGGGGGATGGGCTGTGTTTCCCACTATTCGAATCGCTTTCAATATCCGATAAAGAATTGGCGCTACTGGGATCATTACTGCAGTCTGACCCCATATATTTACATGCCTTCTCCCATTCTTTGACATAATACTTGTCCTTGTCAAAGATAATATATTTGTCGTAGGTCAATGTAAACATGTTGATGTCTTGATCCATAATGTTAATACTATACTTTTTATCAATGATATAGGGTAGTGATTGTAAAGATAACACATAGTGTAAAAAGAGTGGCGATAATACAATGTTGTTCACTAAATACATACCAGTCAAGTCAATTGATATTGAATGTGTGAGTTGCGGGTGTGTATATTCCACATTAATAAAAACATTCTTACAAGGTTCAATGGGTAATGATGTATCCATACTTAATGGAATCTCGTGAAAAGCACTTCGACAGATATAATTATCAAAGAGTTTCATAATCAACAATCCTTCTTGTACTTTATTGCTTCCATATACGATTGATTTGACTGCGTTAATTGAATCATCGTATTTCGACGTGACATTTTCAATACATTTACTTGGTAGATGTTGTAATTCTTTGTATAAATAAGCGGGTACCTTTTCTAAGCAAACTTCGTAACATTTGTTATTGATAACAGTTTTATTTTCCATTAAAAATTGGGTAAGTAACCATCCTTTTTCGTTTGGTTCAACATGATAATTACCAATATAAGAATACACCTTTTTTTGGTAGAACCGTGCTTCGTCCGTGGCTAATGTAAAGTAGGGATATTCATTATACAGGTGATTATATGTTTGTTGAGCATATGTATAAGCGTTAATATAATACTTGAATGCGGTAATACAACACGATATTCCCCACGCGTATACTGACTCCATGTGTGGTTTCAAATTAATATACATCTGTTTTATTTGTGGAATATCTGAAAAAAACACCATTATTAAAGAATAAGCGTTTAGTTTTTAATATCTTTTTTCGAATGGTATTGTATAGAAAATAGAACAATGGGGAAAGACTATGAAAAGGGTTTATTTATATTTCGGCGAGATTTCCGTATCCATGACAATGTGAGTTTGTATGCATTAGCGGAACAATGTAAGGAAATCTATTGCTGTTTCTTTTTTACACACGAACAAGTAGATTCGTCAAACAAATACAAATCAAACAACGCAGTGCAATTCATGATTGAATCTTTGGTAGATTTAGATGAGCAGCTAAAGAAAAAGGGGTCTCAACTGTACTGTTTTTATGGAAATCAATATGATATTCTTCCGAAAATGATCGAATCCGAAGGAATAGAAAAAATAATGTTCAATACAGATTATAGTCCATATGCGAAGAAAAGAGACCAAAAACTAAGAAGGGTGTGTGCGACACACGATATAGTATGCGAATCTGCAAATGATTATTATTTACATGAACCAGGAAGTATTTTGGTCCAAAGCACCGGTCAAGCATATAAAAAATATACGCCTTTTTACAAAGATGCAGGGCAGCGACGTGTAATTCCGTCGGTTGGTACGCCATATGCTACCGTATTTAAACAAATGAATGGGGAGTATTCGGCAACCATCAAATTGGATGACGCACTTACACGGTTTACAACGGTGAATGATAACATATTGGTTCGTGGGGGACGGAAACTCGGATTAAAACGTTTAAGACAAGCATTAAATCAACAAAAAGATTATTTGGATACACGGGATTATTTTCCTAAGAAAACCAGTCATTTATCGGCATATATAAAGTTTGGATGTGTATCTATTCGTGAAGTGTATTTTTCATTTTCAGCAGAATATAATAAACATCACGGGTTAATTAGTGAGTTGTATTGGCGTGAATTTTTTGCGCATGTATTGAATTGTTATCCACAAGTTGTAGGGAATTCTTATCAAGAAAAGTATCAAGATTTGGACTGGGTAAACAATAAAACACATATCAAAAAGTGGAAAGAAGGGAATACGGGGTTTCCTTTGGTGGATGCGGCAATGCGTGAAATGAATTCTACGGGCTATATGCATAACCGTGGGCGAATGACGGCAGCGAGTGTGTTAATAAAAACATTGCGGGTTGATTGGCGGATTGGTGAAAAATACTTTGCAACGCAATTGACGGATTACGATATTGCGTCGAATAATGGAAACTGGCAAGGAATAAGTGGCACGGGAGTAGATATGAAGCCATATTTCCGTGATATGAATCCATTTATACAAAGTGAGAAATTTGATAAAGAGTGTGAATACATTAAGCAATGGGTGCCAGAACTAAAAGATGTGCTTCCAAGAGATATTCATAACTGGAACGACGCTCACGGAAATTATGGTAAGGATGTATCTACCTACCCAGCACCGATTGTTGATTATAAAACCGCAAAAGAGGAAATGATACAAATGTATAAAAACGCGAAATAAGTAAAAATTGAAAGCTTTTTTCAGGAATACCCTAAAGTAACTTTTATAACCAAGTATCAAATAAATATGTCAACACGTTATGGGTCAGAAGATAGTTATGATTCAGATAGTTCTATAAGTGAGGTAGATTATGAATTAATAGGTAACGAATATGATTATAATGAAGATTATATACATTCTTTATGGTTAAAGTGTGTCTATAGTCGAATTGAATTATTGGGATATCAAGGAAAAGGAAAAATGGTACCATTGAGGTATGGATATTGGACTGATTATCAATGGGATGAAAAACACGGATGTATTCGTTCAATATCTATTAAGAACGACCTGTATTCATTAGACGAAGAACAGCGTACTTATACTCCACGAGATAGTTTTGATTTTATACGATTCTTGAAGCTGGATGGGGCTTCCGAAGAATTTGCAAAGATAATGGGAGAAAAAAATATTCCGATAGAATTAGTATCATATATTCATAGTTTTGTAAATCCAGTGTATAATTCAAATATCTTATGTGTATGGGAAAAAATGTAGGAAAAACAAATATTTATCTAATTATTGTATATATTATGTCATCTAAAGGAGTAAAATTCACAGATGAAGTTATTCGACAACATAAAGACAAATTACAAATAAAACTCGCATCCATTGTCGCATCATTTAGAAATGACTATAGTACTTACGACGAGTATCTTAGAGCAATCGAAGAACTGGTTGATGAAATGAAACAAGACGATGCAAAAGGCAATCTCGATTTTGAGAATGAGATTCGCATTGTAGAGACAATACGCACGTTTTTACCCAAAAGAAGTTACTGGTTTAAACTTAGTGATAGAGAAAAAGATGAATATATGACTTATATAACAAGTCTTATAGAGTATATAACTAAAAATTTTGAAGGACCCATAAGATCATTTTCTGGTGGCAAGAAGAAAAAAACAAAACGTAAGAGAGTAAAGAAAAACACCACTAAGAAATCAAGGAAATCAAGGAAATCAAAAAAATAAAAAGAATATACTGGTATGAGTGTATTCTTTTTATAGTGCATATAAGAAAAACTATGTAAAGAAACCCCACTATAATGATAACATACACATGAATAAGATAGATAGTGGTATGAAATTAGATTTTTCGAATGTATTAATTCGTCCAAAACGCTCTACGATTAATAGTCGTTCGGAGGTTGATTTAGACCGTGAATTCAAATTCAAATATTCTTCTTATAAATGGAAAGGAGTTCCCATTATTTCTGCAAACATGGATACAACCGGTACATTTGAAGTATATAATGAACTGAATAAGCACAAAATAATTACAGCCATGACAAAGTTTTACACGGCAGCAGATTATATTGAAGCAAAAGAAAAATATTCAATAAATGCAGATTATTTTATGGTTTCAACGGGTATTAGTGAGAATGACTTTGAAAAATTACAAGCCATTATGGATGTAGTCGAGTGCAAATGGATTTGTATTGATGTAGCAAACGGGTATATTGAGAAATTAGTCACTTTTTGTCGTAAGGTGCGAGAAACATACCCCGATAAAATAATTGTAGCGGGGAATGTCGTAACACGAGAAATGGTAGAAGAATTAATATTAAATGGGAAGGTAGATGTAGTGAAGATCGGTATAGGTCCTGGTGCGGCGTGTACGACGCGATTGAAAACGGGAGTGGGCATGCCTCAGCTATCCGCAATAATAGAGTGTGGTGATGCCGCACACGGGGTAGGAGGATGTATTATTGGTGATGGAGGAGTGACCTGTCCGGGTGATATGGCAAAAGCGTTTGGTGGCGGAGCGGATTTTGTAATGGCGGGCGGCGCGTTTGCGGGGCACGATGAGAACCCAGGAGACATTGAAGAAGTGAATGGTGAAAAATATAAAATGTTTTATGGGATGAGTTCGCAAATGGCGATGGAAAAGCATTATGGTTCTATGGCAAAATATCGTTCATCTGAGGGAAGACAAATTAGAATAAAATATAAGGGGGCATTGCAAGATACAGTATTGGATTACTTGGGAGGATTGCGTAGCACGTGTACGTATATTAATGCACTTACTATTAAACAAATGGCGAAATGTACTACGTTCGTACAAGTAAGTCAGCAATTGAATACTGTGTTTGTATAGATTAGATTCTATAGTCGATAGTTCATTTCATAATAAAGTATTTTTTATGAAATAAACGGTATAATGATTAGTATACTGCTGATTTTTCATGACCGAATCGTAACTGAAGATTAACCATTACTCCGTCAATAATTCCCCCATCAATCAAATTGCGGATAAATGAAACGTCTTCACTGGTGCCTTCTCGAATCAATGTTTTTGTTTTATCTTTAGGTGTCATTGTCGTAACATCGCGGAAAAACCAAGGATATTGAATACGTTTATCTTCTATAACCCCCTTTCGAATAGCCATACAGCCCATACCTGTATATGCGCATTTTACCCAGTGATTATTCGTATCTACACGGTGTTTGGCATCTTCTATTTTCATAAACTCAAAATTACCTTTTTCCATATAATGTTCTTCATCCCAGTTTTCTACACAACACATATGGTCGCCCCCTTCCAATGCATATGTACCAGAAACGACTGGATACTTGTAAATACACGCTTCAATCAAATAATTCACCATGCTGGAATTAAATACCATATCACTATCTAACCACATGATTACGTCATAATCTAAATCACCATTAAAGGGTACTTGGTCTGGTCCTGATAACACATTCCCACCTAAGCACATAGCCCGAGCAAAGTTTACTTGTGGACTGTATTTATTGGATACAACGATATTGTATTTATCTGAAAGACTGGTAATGGTTTCAGACCATGATAGAAAGAAGTTGCTTGTGAACTCTTTACCCGGAACACAGAAAACGATCGTGTGTTTCTTTCCTGGGCGTATTATTTCATTTTTTGGACCGACATTATTTGTAGACATCTGAAATAATTACTATTTTCATAATAAATTAATAATTATTTATATGGGTTTTTTATCAAGTTTGTTGTTTTCTATTTGAACGCATTATATTCGCAAACTCTAAATATCCAAGCTCATTACATTTTTCGCAGAATTGTTTTTGCGCTTGCTACTCTTAGGCATATTCGAAATATCCATTTCTTTTAATGAGCTTACTGACAATAATGAATCATTATTTTTCTTTTCACTAACATTGACTTGTTTAGATGAACCACTTGTAGTTACAGAATCATTTTGGGTATGGATATTGACGTTTCTGGTTTTCAATCCCGACAAGATGTTGTCAATGTCAGTGTTCTGGGGGCCTTTCATTTCAGGTCTGGAAGTACGATTGCTTCTTCCCTGAGATTCAATTGGTGCGGCTTTATCTAACGATATGCCCTGTTCTTTAAACATTGGGTTGGAACCTCTACTGCTGTTAATATCTGGGCGATTACTTGAACTGGTATACGTCATACCAGGTCGTGGAGGGGCAGGCATATTTTTGGTTTCAACTGATGCGGGTGGCGGGGGTCCAGTAGGGCGGGAATTGTCTTGCATGAATTGATTTGCCATAGCAAACCCGGGGGAATCTTGACTCATCGAATCTACGGTAGCATTTGTAAACATTTTCATCAATTCAGGACTTTGTTTAATAACATCATTGAAAGCAGGTGTAGCACTGGATAATGCTTTATTTGAAAAGTTCAGTACAGCTGCACTAAATCCAACACGTAATAGAAGTGAGAGTTCAGGGGCCATTTTACCCCCTTTATACTTTTCGTGTAATTCTCCAAATATTTCCTCGTAACTATCTAAATCTTCACTTACTTGCTCTCCCCATCCATCCAAGTTCAAATCAAAAGGATTAAATACAGTGTTTCCATATTCAATCGAATTAACAAATGTCATAAACCACCAACCTTGTAGCTTAATACTATCTTTCTTACGTTTATCCTCCATAGCGGTTTCATATTCATCCTCGATTTCTTCGTAATTGGAATCGAGGTCAAACCTGGAACTTGATTTGAATGTGCCTTTTTCTTGCCAATCATCCAATTTTTTTAGCATAGCACGTTTCTTTCTTCTTCTCTCGCGCTCCGTGAGTGTTTTTTCAACATATACAGGTTCTTTGTTTGGTGTGTCGTTTGATTTCATGAATCCATCCCATGTTTTTGCAAAGCCACCTAATGTGCTTGATGTGGCTTCACCCAGTTTACTATCTGATACATTTAGATCTGGATTTAGATTAGCAATACCACTGTCTTTTTCCAATTCTAAGTTGTCAAATGAGAGTGTTTTGGGCCCATCTGTAGTGATACCAAACAACGCTGCATTGTCATTGTCCACCGACATAGGCATAGATGAACTGGCTGGTGTGTTTCCAGAAAGTTGGTTTAATTCATTTTCTAAACTATCCAGTTCTCCTAAATGCGAGTTTCCCATACTAACAGACTTTTGCTTGTCATTCATTAATAGTTCTAAACCAACGCCAGAAGAACTTGGCATGTCTAAAGAAATCGGTTCATCTAACTTACTAATATCTAAATCAAATACTTCCATTATGATATGGGAACAATATTTATTTTTAAATCGTCCGCATAACTTATATTATTTTTATGAAATAAATACCATAATCCTTGTAAACAAGCATCCGCTAAATCGTCTTTCTTTTTAATTTCTAAACTGGACGTCCATTGTGGAAAATTGTTTGTGACGATTCTTGAACAAATAGATACACTGTCTTGTTTATGCGCCTTGTAATTCGGATTAACATTCTTTGGTGTGGGATGGATTTGGTGTTTTTCTCCATTTTGTTTTTCAATGAGCTCCATTTTACTAAACGGCTTCAGTTTATTTGCAGAAGAAATGAATTCGATATTACAATCCGGGTATTTCATAATGAAGTATTGTGCTAACATTCCTTGTATCGTTGTCATGCGGTTGGCAATGGGAGATATTTGGTTTTCAATAATAGCATAATCGATGTCGTTTAAATCGAATGTATTTAACCGATCTTTCATTGCCTTCCCAATACTAATCAAATTGCATTGACTGGCTTTGATTTTCGGCTTGTTTATTTCTTCTAAACAATGTGCTTTCAAATAATCATCTACAGTTGACACCATTTCTGGTTTTGAAAGGGGGGTGTCGTCAAAAAACAAATAGCGCTGTTTTCCCCATTGTAACAAATCTTCTTTCTTTTTGTTTTTCAATTTGGTAATTTGTAACTCTTTTGTGGGTATCATAAAAGAACAGCTTGTTGCGTGTTTCTTACAGAAATATTGGACTCCTTTTTTAAATTTTGCTTTCGAAGTACATTTTTTCTGGGTGCTTTTACACAGTTGATTACATATGATCTCTTCATGGTTGTCATCTTGTATTAAATTCAAAATACTCCAACTGTTAATGTGAATAGACGCAGAACAATCAAGAACACATAATGCCATGTTCTTTATCCCAATATCAAAACTAATAATTTTCATTTTGCAGAGACCTATAGAGACCTTTGTAAAATGATATTTAGATTTCTTTTTATTGAAATCCTTTTTGTACTATTAAATTATGAAACAGTATAGATAATGCATTGTATGGATAGGTATATACCATACAATATGGAAAAGGACAATAGCACGAATCGCATTGAACAAATGAAGAAAGTCCAACAAGAAGGATTGGAGTTATTTATCCAGAAGAACAAGGATTATGGAGACGCATTTGCAAAATATGGCGTCGTGGGTGTTTTGATGCGAATGGAAGATAAATTACAACGGGGCATTTCGATTACAAAGAATGGCGTCCATTTGGTAAGTCAAGAAGGAATGCGCGATACGTTGATTGATTTACATAATTACGCAGCAATGGCATTGATGTTATTAGATGAATAACTTATTTTGGCATTTGAACGCTGGGGGCAACGCGACGAGCTTCCAACTGTTCACGGGTAAGGTAGTTGGATTTCAAATCGCTTAACACGTATCCCTTGGGTTTATTTTCATCCATAATACTTTTGTAGGAATAAGGGTATGTCTCTAAATGACCAAATTCATTGGACTGGATGGACATTTTTGCAGCGGGTTGAACCATGAAACCAGTATCGTTAGAACTAAGTTTGAAGTTGGATTCCATAATCTGTGGTGCATTTTGTTGTAAATAGTGTCTGTATTCCCAGTTTGATTTGATATTGTTTTGTTTTACCAAACGGTCATTCAGGTGGGACTCGGGTTGCCAATTAGAAACAAGAGACCGTCCATCGTTCATTAAGGGTGGAAACTCAGGGTGTTTATTGTTAGTGGAATATCCATAATAAGTGGGTTCAGATTGGTATACACCGCTCATTAATTTTTGAAATTGATTATTTAATTCTTGGAACATCTTCTATAAAACATATGTATATATTTTTGTTGCTACATATGTTTATTCATCAATAACATTGGATTCTATAGTGTTTTCGGGGGCATCTGCTTTTTCTAAAATATCTATTAACTCTGCTTTTTTCATACGTTTGGTATTTGTTGCTAACCCACGTTCATTTGCAAGGGCTTTTAATTGCTGTAAATTGAGATCTTTGTACTTTACATCGCTGATTTGTTGGTTATTGTCGTTAGCATTATGTAGTCCTTGCGCTTCTGTATACACTTCATCACTTTTAGATACAGATAATTCGTTTTCCTTTTCGTAGTCGAATTCACCAATATCACCGACATCATCAACATCATCATCAACATCATCATCATCAACATCAACATCAATATCATTCATTGAAAGGTGCTCACTTGGTATTTCATCTAATAATGTGGTTGATTCGACCTGGATTTGTTTGATGCTATTTGTCTCTTGTGATTCATCTTCATCAGATTCGTCTTCTTCATCTTCTTCATCTTCATCAGATGAATCTTCTTCATCAGATACCTCTCCATCAGTATCTAATTCTTCTACGCTATGTGATTCATGATTATGAACGTCCATGAATCCTGGATTTCCACCAATATGTATCATAGAAGGCATACCACTTAGTTCGCTAAATATAGCATCGTGCATTTCTTGTGGCATAGGTGGTGGCATAGGTGGAGCCATAGAATTCATCCGCATATTTTGCATTTCTTGAACCATATTGTTAACCAATTCAAACATGGTATCTTGTTTTGCTTCTAAAGCAGAAACCCGTTGTTTAAAATGATAAACTATTAATAATATTAGTACAAACGTAATTGCTAAACATATATACAATACTGAATCCATAATGTATGATAATCCCATTTATATTACAAATGCATAAAGAAATATAAATCCAAACGAACAAAATATATGCTCTTTATATAAGATAATATTATGGAATCTGCTACTAAAAGTTTGGCGAAAAGTTTATCCAAAGTATCAACTACTGAAGTATCCAATGATTTAGTGAATACAAATCGCATTTTGACAATTATTTTGGTTGTATTAATTGTGTTTTCATTGGCAGGAGTAAATGTTCTGCAAATGTTAGGAGGCTTTTTACAACGCATTGTTGATATATTTAGACCGTTAATCACTCGCGTGATTTCAATTGTCGGTTTTACGATGGGTATTTTAATTGAGCAAATTGCGGCATTATTTACCACTACGGCAACTGCCGGTGTTGAAATCGCAGGTGGAACATTGGATAGCGTTGGGGACTTATTAAAGGATGCCAGTCGTCCTTCCCTACAAAACGTGTTGGATGAAAGTGGAACCTCCCGCATTCACAATCCTGAAAGTGATAAAAGTGAAAACTCGATTCAAAAACCAATTACGTCCGGAAAAGGAAAATGGTGTTTGGTTGGTGAATACAATGGAAGACGTGGATGTGCGGAATTAGGTGACGACGAGCCCTGTTTGTCCGGACAAGTATTCCCAAACCACGCAAGCTGTGTTCAACCACAATTTAACGGGAATACCAGTGGTCACGCATTTCACCCTTTAAAAACACAAACCACACAATAATTTGTAAATTATTAATCCACCCAAATGAAATAAATAATAGCATTGTATATTATTTATTATTCATTATTCACTTGTAATGGAAGGTACTGCAATATATGTTATTGTATTAGCAAATCAAATGCGTTTTCTACATTTGTCTTATTGTGACAAGGGTGAAGAAGAAATTATGGATGACGCGGAGTCACAATATGAGTTGTTACAAAAATATAATCCAGTATTCATTGAGTTTATTATCCCTATTCAAGATTTTATGGAATGGAATTACCGGGTGAAACTTTATATGAAACAATACGGCATTGATACTGTCCGTGGGGGAGATTATTATAATGAGGTATTAACTTATCAAGAAAGACAGTTTATTGAAAATGAGTTACGAGATAAAACATTGTTTGTGTTATATCCAGTGAAAAAACAAAGCATCGATGAAGAATTAGTATTGAATCCTGATGTAAACGAAGATGCTATTTATAATGCATTGCAATACATTAAGACAGACTATGGGAGTTTAACTATTAATGATGAAATGATACAAGATATTAGCTGGTTACGTGAGTACATAATGGAACCTTCTGTATATAGAGAAAGTTACAGTCAAGACAATGACATCAAAAAAGTAGGATTATTGTTAAAATCAATCAAATACATATATCTTCATGGTAAGCAACTTCCAATAAAAAAGTGGGAACCGGAGTGGGTATTTGAAAATATGGAGCAATTAGGGAATTGCTATATTGAAAACCCTGGAAGTAACGAGTTGTCACCATTTTACATAGAGTTGATGGAGAATGCGATAAGTCATGTACTATATATACTACATCGCTGTAAGAATCGTATGGATGAAATATTTTTCGATTACCATAGCTCACAGTTATCGAAGGAACGGCGCGATTTAGAAGTGTGTTATTGGGATTAAGAATCAAGGGTGTTTTTGATAAATGGATTATCAAAAATGGTTTCATTCCCATCATAATCAATCATTTTTATGCGGAAGGGATTGTAACTGATATCAGCAGGGGGTGTTTTCAATGTCATGCGGGTTAAGTTGGATGATCCATCAACCCCGGTATAATTTTCTGTAACATTGTAGATAACGCCCATTTGTATTGGATTAGGTGTAAAGTTTTCAGATAAATCCGACACAATATTTGCATTGTCATTTGTCAAGGTTGCCACATTCGGTTCGAGTTTAAAGTCATATACAGCACCATTTGGAGTAGCCAATGTGACATTTGATACCTTGATAATACCTCCGTACACAATGCCTTGGAATTGGTAGGAAAGGTCGGTCGGGTCTCCAAAATCAACGTTTGACAAATCAAATACGAATCCATTACTAATGTCACTAATAACTTCAATTGTAGGCGTTGAACTGCCATTATCGATTATTTGATTACTGTACATAGTATAGAGGTTGAATGGAATAGTATCCATATTGAATGATAAATCTTGAAATGAATTTTCTAAGGTATTTCCATTGTAAAAATCGGCTGATAAATCAGTAGTTGCGGTTCCACTAATGTAATAGCTGAATGGGATCTCGAATTCAAAGTTATATACATTCTGGTCAATACCACTTTGAATAGATAATGTAAACAAGTTCCCACTGACATCATCATCAATGTAAATATTGTCCCCAATTGCAAATCGAATTTTGTCAGTAACATCACTATTTTGTACACCCACGGCTTCAGTCTGAGACTTGTAGTTATATAATGGAACATCCGGGTCTAAATACAACTGGACTGCTGGTCCGGGAACTCCTGAATTTTTACTGGAACTATATACAATGCCACAGTTGCTAACATCACCCACTTTGGACGCGGTAGTGGTATATGTTACACTACTGATGTCGGTTGATTCGTCATATACAACGGTAGCTTCCGTATTATATAAGGTTGCGTATGACCGAAACTGATTGTACCCACTAATAACTTGACGAAATTGTTGTTTTTTTGTAGGATTGTTTCCTTTCGATGCCTGTGAATTACCTTTGTACTGTAGAACCTCTGCTTTGCGTCGCATATCTAATTGTAACTTTGTATACGATGGGTAAGGGCTTGTCTTTTCAAGACGTATGGGTGGAACAGAGAATACCATTTGTTTTTTACGCTGTTTGATTTGATCACAAACATTGTCACTGCTCATTACGAATAATGTATACTATAATAGCATACATTATCTGCCTTTTTAGTTATTATACCTTATTGTATTACCACATAACCCGATATAACCCAAATTAATATTTGGATGCATACCACGAACTGGATAGATAAGAATAGTAATTGGTAGTAGCGCTTAGGTTTATATCCACAATAGATAGGTTAGGTCCATTTTTAACAATCGAATTTATTTCAAATACTGTTAAAGCTTCGCGATAGTATCGTAAGTTAGATAGTTTTCCATTAAATCCTCCATTCTTACCGATATGAACGTCTTCATAGTTTTGCTTAATTACATTATTCAATACAATACGATTAGAGATAACACCATTCACGTAAGCGTCAACCACTTTGTTCTCTAATCGAATCCCAACGTGGAACCATTTATTCAATGGCACATTTTCAATAACGATTGTGTTGTTTGTGTCTCGGTAGTCGACGGTATCCATAAGAATATGTAAGTTATTCACCCCAGGTTCTAAATATACACCGGGGGCATTATTTACAGATGCTTTATTAGTGGTATCATCAAAGTATCCATCACCTTTGCTGAAAATGTGTTGAAACTTCTCACCAGTAGTATCATTACCTAAATCACTAATATACAACCAGAAGGACCAAGTAAATTCAGCACCTTCTTTTTCATTATTGGAGCGGTAGATAGGGATAGCGTTTGATGCATTTGTGTCTTGTGGAATAACTTGCTGACTTGTTCCATCGATCATTCCTTGAATCAAGTAAGGGTTGTCTTGTGGTCCCAGGAAGCGATTAAGCAACAGGATACCCACGTTTAGAATGACTAAAAATAGAATCAATACTAAGATTATAAAAGCAAATCGAGCAAAGATATTGTTTGATTGTAGGAATCCCATAGTGGCACCTGCACCGACAGCTGCTTGCTTTGAGAACTCATCCAGTTGGGTATTCACCCTATCTCTGGTGTCATTAACAGTGTTTCCTAAACTGTCTATTGTATTTCCTACGTCCTCACGTGTAGGTAGATTTACTTCTGTATTTCTGAATCTGTCCATGAATAATTTTTATACTATATTATAATGATAAAAATTATTGGTCTAATTAGAATAGTGAAAAGGTATTTTGTAGCTCATTGTTCCTGAATACAGAAACATCAATACCATAGCTTGATAGTGATTTCAAAACATTATCGTGTTCGCTTCCTTTCAAATATTCGTTCCACGCGGTTTGTGGGTCCATCGGTTCAGTCCATCGTTTGAAATCTTTAATATATGCATCAAAGTTACCAAACATAATAGGGTCACTATCATTGGGAGTCTTTGGCATAACGCTACTTTCGGGTTTGAAGAATCGTTGTGATTTCACCAACTTACCATCCAAATATACATCGCAGAATTGGTTGTCCGCACTTACAATGATATTCGTCCATTTTTGAAGCGGGAAATTGTCAGTGACAATTATTTCTTCATCGGTTTCGTCACTCATCTTCATGGAACATTTTAATATAGGAGCGGTTTGGTCCAAATAAACGTGTAAACTATTTTCCCGCTTAAAAATGGTTTTTTCAACGTTTGGGTCCCACGTATTTACATATACCCAGATTCCATATGAATAACGGGTGTTTGTAGGACTATCAATACTTGTAACATAAGGCAATCCCGTTTTTAAATTTCCTTCTTTGGTTAAAGTAGATTCTTGACTCGTGAAGTAAACATATAAAATATAAATAAGTAGAATGATTAATACTCCTAAACTAACAAGTAACAAGTTCATCGTATATACTTTTCTTATATCTTTTTGTAAGAAAATTATTGAATATAATCAGGTGGATTTCGAATGCTGTAAATATTGTACAAGGTAACCACTTCTGTTTTTGTCAATGGATAAGGATAGTAGGTTATGTTTGAAACTGAACCATCTAATCCATTATTTGCCCCTGTCACTAAGAACTGACTATCATCAAACTGGGGTGGTTTATTCGCCAAATTCAAGGTTCGTTCTAATTTTCCATTCAAGAAAACATCCGCATATTGTGAGTTATAATTGAATACTAAATTATTCCATTTTTGTTTCTTAATCGGTAATGTAATTGATTCGTTAAAATATTCTTCATGATTCGTAAAATATATATTTAATTTGTCACTTTCATCATTATCGTTCTTCGCATACTCATATGTTACTTTGGGAGCACCTTCGGCGAAGTCTAATATGGTTGTTTCTTCGGCATAGGAACTATAATTGGTAGGTTGGTCGTTTAAGTATATCCAACAAGACAATGCAAAGTGTTGATTGTACTGCCTTTTACCCGCAGTGTCTCTTTGCATCCATTCATTACTTCCGGCAACTACATTTTCAGTGTTTATAAATACGGTTTTGGGTAGTAATACTATCGCATTACGTGTAGAAAAAGATTGACTTATCTGTGGAAAGAAAAAGTAAGCGAGTATTAGACAGGCTATCACTAATAGTAATATTCCGTATTGTAATAAGCCGGCGTTTTTCAATATCGAGAAAATACCACCACCAGTGCTATCTGCGCTACCTTCACCACCCGTTACACCATCAACCCCCTTACTGCCATCTACTCCTGTCGCAGAGGCAATATTCGACAATAAAGCACCGGTGCCTAATAATCCAGCTAATATAAATGCTAATATAACAGGAAGTAATAGGTTAAACCCGTTGAAAGAATCTTGTGAAATCCCAGCGAAATAACCAATGACTAATACACCGAATATTGCTATTGCCGTGAAAATACCACCCATACCAGCAATACCTCCTAAGAATAGCCCGGCAATAATACTCAAGAATAAATTAAATCCATTAAACCCATCTTCCATTACCCCTGCTAAATAAGGAATTAATAATGCACAAAATATAGCTATCCCTGAAAAAGCTGTGCCAATACCCAGTCCTATATCAGAGAAAAACCCGGACACACTTGCAGCACCACTTATAAAGAACGACACTATGGCAGTAATGAATAAGTTAAATCCATTGAAACTATCTTCTTGTAGTCCTACAAAATAACCACCCACCATTGTAAAAAATATGGCTATTCCGGCGAACATACTATTGATACCTGCCATCATAGTTAAAAAGAATAGGGCTACCGAGCTCAACATAAGGTTAAATCCATCAAAAGTATCTTCTTGTGCGCCTACAATTCTTGCTCCACCCAGCATAAAAAATTGCGTTATTTGCGGTAAATACACGTATATTATGATCGCTAATATAAACAGTACATATAGGAAAAACACAGTGCTGGTGGTTTCATTCAGTTGTTTTTTCAAGAATTCTATTAATTTTATTAATAAACACGGAATATAGAAAATAAACTGGACGATGAACCCTGGAAGTCCATCCATTCGTTGTAAATATTTACCAGTGAAGTAAAATAATATTGCAAGGAAACATACTAACACTGCAAATAGTCCAAATCCACTGACGTAACTAAACATTTTACTGCCAAGTTGGTTATTGGTTGAGAAAAAATAAATGCATAGTGCCAAAAATAAAAAGGCAAACCCAATAGCATACGTATTATATAAAAAACTGGTTGTTGGTGAGTTTGTAAACATTAAACCCATATTTAATAACAATAATACTAAAAATGTTCCCATGTATAAAGGCACGTTTTCTTTCGTAAAACTACTATTTTCATTTGTAATAACAAGAAATACAATTAATGCAACTATTGAAGCAAATATAAATATATACTTCATTATGATAAACACTAATGGGTCTCTTATGTCGATTCCGGATGTTATTGCTGATGGAATACTTGCGAGAAATGTGAATGGCATTGAAATTATCTTTGATGTGGATGAAAGAAAGTTATCGGATGCTTCTTTTGTGTATTTGTCTGTTCCTGACTCATTATTTGTTGCCATCAAAATGTATAATTATCTTATAATATCTATACATTATAAATTCTCCATTGCTGTTTTTTTACCATGACATTCACGACATAGAGCTACTAAATTATCTACGTGGTTTGACCCACCATTTTCTAAACGGGTTACATGATCCACTTCAAACCAAGCTGATAATTGTGATTTACAGTCATTACAACACCAATTCTGTCGGGATGCTACAAACTTTTTTTTGGTTTCACTTACAGAACGTTTTGTTTTGGTTTTACCCGATTGTAAGATACGGTTTTGAATGTGATGTGGCGTGGAATAATCCGGTAACCCAACGACTGGATTTGATCCGCCGTCGTGCATTGAACTGGTAAAGCCTTGCCTTGTCGTAAAATCTAAAATAGGAGAAATCATTTTCGTTGTATTGCGGTCAACGGGCAACACTTTCAATAAGTCATTTGTAGTGGTCATCATTTCACGCGCCCGTAATGGATTCTTTTTAATAAGGACATACAATACAAAAGCGGCGAATACTACACCCGCCATTTGGTAATATTTTTTCCAGGTCATCATTATTTTTATATATTTTCCATCTGTGTAAATATTTGCTACAATGAATACTGTCGCGGCTAACAAAAATAGTTCTAATTTCATGGTTATCTATAATATTATTAGATTTTATGTGCCATACAATACCCCACGTAATATTACTTGTACAAATAATAAATCAACAATATACAAGACAAAATTGCGGTTGCAAAAATAACGTGCTTCTTGTATTTCCATTTCTTAATTCTTCGAGATACGTGGTTTTCATAATGACCCCTATATAATTCCAATGCTAATGGTAATGATATTTCTGGTTTCCCAAGCATGACGTTGTATTTATTATGGATGAAATTAACCCACTTGACGAAAGAATCACGATTGTCTAAATAAGGGGAAACCGGGTATTTATCCAATACAACACTAAATTTGTTACCGATTTCTTCTACCGGTATAAATAGTGGAAAATTGTTAATAAGTTCGTAATATTTCTTTTTGGTAGTTTCATTCGGGTATAGAGGATATGACTCTGCTATAGTGTGTAAAAAGAACCAGTAATGTGGCCCCCATACATTTGGTTCAAAATCCATTGATACTGTTCTATATGCTAATATATATAAAGATTTGGTTTGTACATATAGTAGCGAGTTTTATATTTATTAGTTATAATGCAAAACTATAATACCAATACCAATACCAATACCTATACCAATACCAATACCAATACCAATACCAATACCAATACCTATCATAATAATTACTGTAACAACTGCGGAAAAGAAGGTCATTCTTATAATCATTGTAAAATGCCTATTACCAGTATTGGGTTCATCACCTTCCGATATAACGCACAGAACAAACGTGAATATTTAATGATACGTCGAAAAGATACACTGGGGTACATAAATTTCATCCGTGGGAAATATACGTTAGGGAATAAAGACTATATTATGAATATTTTAAAACAAATGACAACTACTGAAAAACAAAACTTGGTTGAAAAACCATTTGATGAAATATGGAAAATGGTTTGGGGTAATGATAAACTGTCTGTAGAGTATCGTAAAGAAGAAGGCAGTTCCCGCAATAAGTTTATTATGTTAAAAAACGGATCTTATTATAAAGATGAATTCTTGACACTGAACGACTTGATAGAAGAAAGTTCTAAATATGAACGATGGGAAGAGCCTGAATGGGGGTTTCCAAAAGGACGTCGAAATTATCAAGAAAAAGATTATGATTGTGCTATGCGCGAATTCACAGAGGAAACCGGGTTGTCATCCGCGATTGTAAATAATATTCAGAATATTACTCCTTTTGAGGAAAACTTTACTGGTTCTAATTACAAGTCTTATAAGCACAAGTATTTTGTAGGAATGATAAATTATCAAGATAGTTGTTTGTTAAATAATTATGAAAAAAGTGAAGTTAGTAAAATCGAGTGGAAATCATTGAGTCAATGTATAGAAAGCATACGTTCTTATAATTTAGAAAAAAAGAAAATGCTTTGCAATGTAGATAATATGTTGTCGCATTATCCATTGGTTGCGTTTTGTTAGTCTGACATAGTACTAATATGTAAATGCATACAAAAAATATATAGGTAAATAAAATTTATATACCTATATATTAAGTAATATATGTCTTCTACACAGAAACAAACAAATCATACAAATAATAAGGTGACCAGAAAGAAACGTATTAAAAAAGTGGGTGAATCGTGTGTTGAAAAAGATGAGCAATGTCAACGCGGTGCTCGTTGTATAAATACAAAAGAGTATGGAAAGATATGTGTTGATAAAGAAGAGCTTGAACGTGAAAAGGCAACAAAGAACGCTAATAAGCCAATAGACACTCAAGAAGACCTCACCATTCAGAAAGAACCGACCCAACCCCTTTTGTTAGTGAATGATGAAATGGAACAAACAAAGGAAAAAGAGGAAGGGCAAGAAAAAGAGGAAGGGCAAGAACAAGAAAAAGAGTCACCTGCTTACACCCCTACCACCCAACAAGAACAATTATTAAAGGAATATGAAGGCAAAACTGCGGACGAAAAAGAGCGTATGCATTATGCCCAATTCACAGAAATGAAACAGGAAGCAAAAGAATATGATTTTTTGTATCCTGAATTGAACGACCCTGAATTACAATTAAAAATCGCACAACGACAAGAATTTGCATCCACACGTTATGATGGTGAAATCGCAGACATTGAAGAAAAATCCGAAGAAATGTGTAATAAGGAGTTCTCATTAATGCCCCATCAGACCTTTGTTCGTAATTTTTTATCCCTACATACTCCTTATAATGCATTATTATTGTTCCACGGATTAGGCAGTGGTAAAACGTGTAGTGCAATTGGCATTGCTGAAGAAGCCCGCCAATATCAAAAACAAATTTCAAATGTGAAAACCAAAACATTATTCAGTGGTAAAATATGTATTGTTGCATCGCCTTCCGTACAAAAAAACTTTCGTTTACAGTTATTCGACCAGCGAAAATTAAAACAAGTCAGCGGACAATGGAATTTACATACGTGTGTTGGAGAAAATTTCCTACACGAAATTAATCCAATGAATATAAAAAATCAATCCTATGAGAAGGTAGTTAATACAATTCAATCCATTATTAACGACAGTTATGTTTTCATTGGTTACCGCGAATTAACAAACAAATTATATAAGGTTATTCATCCTCAAAATGAATCCAAAGATGAAGCACAGAATGAAAAAATACGCGAAAAACGTATTCGAAAGTATATTGACAACAGTTTATTTATTATTGATGAGTTCCATAATATTCGAAATACAGATGACAAAAAAGATAAAATATTGGTGGAGATGTTGCTTCAAATTACCAGACATTGTGATTACTTTCGTTTATTATTATTATCTGCGACCCCGATGTATAACAGCCCACAAGAAGTTGTATGGTTCACTAATTTATTGAATGCTGTAGATAAACGAAGTAAAATAAAAGCCAGCGACGTATTTGACAAAAACGACAATTTGTTAGAATCTGGGTCGGGATTGTTCCAGCAACCAAGTAGCGATGAAAAGGGGGACCAGTTATTGAAACGCAAATTGAACGGCTATGTATCTTATGTGCGCGGTGAAAACCCATATACTTTTCCTTATCGTTTGTATCCAATGGATTTTATCAATATGAATGCATCTATTAATGTAGATAACCAAACAATCGATCCATTAGAAGCAGTTGTAAAGGAGAACTATATAAACATCATTGAAAACAAACCAGAACTTCAAATGAATAACACTCCATTGGAAAGAGGTATTCAACACATGGATTTATATACCCATTCTATGGAAGACTACCAAACCACGGGGTACAATTATGTTATGGAATACATGAAACAGAATATGTCCGATGGCGAAGATTATAGCAAATTTGAAAACATGGAATCCTTTGGATACACATTCTTACAAAAACCATTAGAAGCACTGAATATTGTATTCCCGGTTGAAGGTCTCCAAGATATGATTAACAATTCAGAATATAAATCTGAAACAATCAAACAGTTGATTGGTGTTTCTGGTTTGAAGAGAGCAATGAGTCATAAAATAGATAAAGAGACCAATGGCGTTTATGATTATCAATATAAAATTGACACGCCTATTTTTCATCAAGACCATATTGGGAATTACAGTCACAAGATTGCAAAAATCACTAAGCTGATTAAAGAGGGCGCCCAAGGCATTATTATGGTGTATTCTCACTATTTAAGTGCTGGGATCATTCCTATGGCGTTAGCATTGGAAGAAATGGGGTTTGCTCGATATAGCAGTTCAAAACAAGCAAAGTCTTTGTTTGCAGAAAGCCATCCGCGCCCCAAAGTAGATGGTCTAACCATGAAGACAATGGACGAATATGACATTACAAGTCGGCCCTTTAAACAAGCGCGCTATGTAATGATTACGGGTGAAAAGGAATTATCCGCAAACAATATTGAGGATTTGAAATATATTACCCATCCAGAAAATGCGGATGGTAGTCGTGTAAAAGTTGTACTCATTACCCGTGCGGCAGCAGAAGGATTAGATTTTAAGAACATTCGCCAAACCCATCTAATGGAACCTTGGTATAATACCAATCGGTCGGAGCAAATCATTGGTCGGAGTGTCCGTAATAATAGTCATTGTGACTTGGAACTCAACCAGCGAAATGTTGAAATCTATTTCCATAGTACAACCCCAGTCGAAGAAAAGGAAACGGTTGATCTATACATTTACCGTTATGCGGAAATGAAAGCAATGAAAATTGGGAGAGTGACCCGATTATTGAAAGAAGTTGCTACCGATTGTTTGTTAAACCACGACCAAAGTAACTTCACAGAAACGAAAATGAATAAAGAATTAGAGATTTTAAGTTCTACAATGGCTTCTTCCAAATCATATAAAATAGGAGACAAAGCATATAGTTCTACGTGTGACTACATGGAATCGTGTGATTTCAAATGTATCCTTCAAGACGGATACAACAAAGAAACTACTTTTCAATATACAAATAGCAGCGCGTTTGCAAAGAATAGCATTTTGCCTATTACCAAACGATTGCGCGAGCTATTCAGAGAGAATATTTTTTATCACTATGACGCATTGGTTGAATTGATCAATGCTAATAATACATATAACGAAGACCACATTGAGTTCGCAGTAGAACGTTTTACATCTAACAAAAATGATTATATATTGGACCAATATAACCGTAAAGGATATTTAATTAGAAAAGGAAATTATATTTTATTTCAACCATTGGAAATCACCGATGAATACATTTCTCTATATGAACGTAGCGTCCCTATTAAATTTAAGGATAAACATACAAATGTTCGTATTCCTACCAAGTTACCAAACAACCAACTCCAACACGCGACAACAGGTAGTATTGAAAACAATGTAGAAGAATTGGCGACTCTCGATAATAACACCCTTTTGTTGTCTGATATGGTTGATATCATTGAAAATAGCAGTGGGGATAAGAAGACTTGGTATTACCGGGCAGACATTGTAAAAGGATTGCTGATGGAGGAACTTGGGGAATTATTAGAAAATGATTGGAAACAATTGAAAATAAACCACTATTTGGATTTATTAGAGTGGGATAAAAAAGAAGCATTATTCAATTATATGTTACAGTCGGACGAGCACGAATACAAAGAATTTGTATTATCCTATATGAACGCACACGAATTATCTGGATACAAAGATACGTTTTTGTTTTACACCGACAAAGTAAAGCTATTCAAGATAGAAAATAACCAGCTTGTTCCCATTAATGATGCGTTATTAAGGAATTATAAAACTGGTTTAGAACAACATATTTTTACACGCAATAATTTAAGTGAATTATACGGATTTTTAGTAAATAAGAAGAGTGGAGACATTGAATTTAAATTGAAACAATCAAAGGTTGTTGGTAATTATTTGGGTCGTGTTTGTAATAATTTTACCGTGAGTGATATTTATAACTATATGAATGGTATTACCAAACAACTCAATAAATATAATCAAGACTATTTGAATAAATGGGGAGAAACAAACCAAAAAGACAAGGCTTTCATGAAGTCGCTCTTTACAAATGCAACCTTATGTACGTTCATTGAACTATTACTACGTTCGTACAATAACGAAAAACGCGATTCTAAATTATGGTTATTGTCATTAGCAGAACGTAACTTAAACAATCATCTATTTGAAGCACCTAAAAAGAAGGGTAAAAGGTGAATAATGTAATTATATAATGCATTGTAATTATATAGTTAAATTGATGGCGTCGCTTTTACCAAGAGAAACTGGATCATCAACGAAAAATATATTAACAGATGCTTTTATACAATATGTAGACCTTACTAATAAAGATGATAATTTACAAGAAGCTATCAGTATAGTTCTTGATGGTTTGAAAAGTAAAAATAAAAACGACACTTTAAATAAAATAGAAGATACTCTTATTAACCACGAGTACGGCGATGATAAAGGCGCGTTTAATCATATTTTGAATAAAATAAATAAGGCAAACGGAAAACTTGAAGATATATTACAGTATCTTGCCTTATTTGGTGATTTATCTGTACTTCTTCAGCATTTAGCCAGTTATGGGTTTTTAGAAAACACAAATAAACGTGAATTGATTACTAACATTTTTAAGGATTTCTTATACACACTCGGTGAATGCTTTTCTAATATTGAATTAGATAAAGAATTAGATGACGAAGAAAAACAACTATATTATAATCAGTTAACTGTATCATATATCCGAGTAGCAGATCAAATGGCTATTTTCAAAAAAAAACTGGAAGGGTTTGTTGGTGATGTGCATAAGGAAACAACTGATATTAGAAACAGATACAACGACAAACAGATGAAACTAAAAGATGAAGAAGAAAGGAAGACAAAAAATATATTTAACTTTGGAATCAAGGCGGATGGGTATAAACAAGATGTAGATACCGCAAAAAAAGAACTATCAGAGTTGAAACAAGAAACAGAAAAGATTGACGGCGAATATCGTACATTTTTATCTTCTTTTACCAATAATAAAGATTCAGGTTGTTACGATGTACTTCAAAACCGGAAACATACTTCACCATCGGAACACAAGGATAGAGTATGTTTATGTATTTTGACTGTGATGATGATTAATGACCCTAAATTGAATAAGTTAGCAGAAGTGTTATTATTACAAGTAGTAATGCACTATAACGAGTATTTTATAGTATTAAACCATAGTAAATTAGTAGTTGACACATTAATAAATAATAAAAGAATGAAATTGTTGAAAAAGGAAGACCAGGAAAAAATTATGGGTCTTATGAAACAGAACCTAACACGTGATTTTAATAAAGACGTTGTGGAGAAGTTAATAGTTTATAACAGCGACATTGTATGTAACCAAGAGATAGACAATATTAACAATATTTGTAAAAAAGAGAAAGAACATAACCGAATCGCAAAAATTAGTGCGGAAAACCTCATGGAAAGGGCAATTTTATTTCAGCCAACTGGCGCGATTGTTGATGATGCTGAAGCTGTTATCAAAACTACACCAGTTGTTGATGCTAAACCATTTGTCGAGCCGACCGAAGAGGGTAATATTCCAGTAGCTCAACCAATAACCAACATAAATGATAATGTTATAGACAAATTATCACCTGAATGTAAACAAGAAGTAATCAATGCTTTGAACGAAAAAGGACCCCGACTACGAAGTGAAGGTGGAAATAAATCACAAAAGAAGCGTAAGATGCATAAAAATAAAACTAATTCAAATAAAAAAGCAAAGAAAACCATCAAAAAGAATAGACATACAAGGAAACCAGATTCAAGAAGAACCCATAAGAAAAAATTGAATCACAAAAAAAGATAAAGATATAAGTATAATATAGTATAAATCATGCAATCGCAACAACAACAACGACAAAACAAGCCCCCTGTAAATAAAGATAAAAAAGACTTTGGAGTCTATAACCGTTCGTTATTATCAAGAAAAATTCATTTAGGTGTAAGTGAAGTAGGGCGCAACGTTAAACAAAACTTAGAAGCACGCTTAGCCCATCAATTAGAAGGTAAATGTATTGTTGAAGGATATATTCGCCCAGGCTCTATTCGTATTTTGAATTATTCTAATGGCACAATTAACAACGAACATATTGAATTCCAAACCACATTTGAATGTATGGTATGCTATCCAGTGGAAGGACATAATATTCAGTGTATTAGTAAAACCATTACAAAGGCAGGTATTCACGGTGAAGTACAAGATGAAGATGGGAATGTGCCAATCAATGTGTTCATTGCACGGGACCATCATCATAACGACAGTTACTTCCAAAGCATTCGTGAAAATCAACCAATTAATGCAGACGTTATTGGTGTGCGATTTGAATTAAATGACCCCTATATTTGTATTATTGCTGAATTAAGAAGGGAGAAAATGAATTATAAAGAGGTGAAAGGAGGCGATAAATCAGACGATACACTACTATTGCCAACATTTGAACCTTAGATTGGATAAAGGACTTTGTAAAAAAACATATAAATATATATTTTTTTATTCAAATAATATTACGTTGTATATGTCGAATGATAAAAATAGCATGGTGTCCAAAGATTTAGAAGTATTAAAAGCCCGTATTGAGATATTAGAACAGCACCATCATATTGAAATTTTACGCATTATTACTGAAAACAAAATTAAATTGAGTGAAAACAAAAATGGTGTTTTTATTAATATGTCCTTTTTACCAGAACATTTAATTAAACACATTCAACGATATTTGGAATACATTGACGAACAAAAAACCTCACTGAAGACAGTTGAATATCAAAAGGAAGAGTTCAAGAAATCATTCTTTGATGAAAAAGAAGATAAAGACAATGTGCCTATATCATATAACTCTATTATATGACCTTAATTGCTGACAAAATATTTTATTGTTATTCGGAAAACAATAATGTATGCGAATTGATTGCAAAATTGGATAACCAAATGTTGCATCATAGTATTGAAAATGAAAGTCCGGTAACCATTGTACCTATTGTAAAAAAAGAACTGCCTATTCAGAACGCCCATATACCAAGTGACAATTTAAAAGAAGCATCACCACATACCCCGCAGCCAATCGCGCAAGTGTTACCATACATTACACCCAAACAACGTGATTCATTGTTTTGGTCGTTATACATCGGTCATTTCGGATACGCAGATTATAATAGGATTACGTTTAACGGAGGAGTACAAAAATTAGAAGTTCATCAAAAAATAGTAGATACATTAAAGCAAAATCCAAGTCGTTGGAAACAGGTCAATCAAAAAATCACAAAGGTAGCAATCGAAGAAGTTTATTCTGACTTGTTGACAAACATAAAAAAAAGCTCATTGGATAACATTCTTGCTTATGCGTGCTATTTTCAAAAAAACATTTTCATCGTCCATATGCAACAAAAAAGTTATTGGGACATTCAATATGAAGAAGCAGATGAAACCATCGTCCTACGGTTGGATAACGATAATTGTTTTCACATACAACCAGACTGTTCCGTTGAAGAAATACAACAACTAAAAAATAATCGTATAAGTTTAGAAAGTTATAGCAAACCATTACGCCCACTATCTTTTTACAAAGTGAATCAATTACAAGAAATGACTTCGAATCTACATATGGATTATGCTATGAAAAAGCAAGATTTATATGAGAATCTTTTACACCAAATAAAATGGTAAAATTGAAACACTAAAATAAAATATGATTTATCTATATACAGTTAAATCATAATGAGTACAACAGAAATGAGAAAAGAAGACGCAGCAAATGTCCCAGAGAAGGCGACTAAACAAGATTTCAATAATATTGTTAAGCAATATGTCAGCACAAATCCATATATTAGTAACGGACATAAGACAAATGAATTGGAAATCCGTTTTGGTACAAACCATCGATTGAAGCGCCCTATTACAAAAAATAACTATGATAATGTCATTCAAAAATTAAATTCGTGTGGGTTCAATGCTGGTGATACAAAAGGACTACAGTTACTACGTATTCAAAGTGAATACATTGACGCAAATGGACGTAGTCGTATGTCTAATGTGCGTGCGGAAATTGTAGGTAACGATATGATACAAAAATATTGTGAAACGAACGATATTTCAAAGCTAATTAATATGCCATCTACTTTATTAAACAAAATCAAATTCACCAAAAAAATGCCCGCATACGATGCATACAACCAGCCTCTACGTAAGGTAGACATGAATGATTACAACTTTCGCGTATCTTTTCAAACAGAACAAGATTTCCATACCAGCACCGCTATAGGGCGTTCTATTATTAGCAAGTGGAGAGATAATAAAAAGATTTTCCGGTTAATCAATCGAGTTCGGTTCGCGCATCCAGATTATCCAATATTTGCCGATGTTAGTATTGTAAAAACATCCAAACGAAACAATTATATTCCCATTCCACAGTATACTATTCAAGATGCCGGCGTTTTGGATAATATAGAGCAATACGAAATTGAATTAGAAGTAGATAATTCACGTGTTGGAAACGGAACGTCTTACAGCAATCCAGATTTATTATTACAAGACCTGCGAAAATGCATTCGTTTTGTGTTGTCCGGACTCCAACAAACTCCTTATCCAATTTCTTACTATGAATGTACTGACATTTTGAATGAATACGTACATATCATTCACGGAAAGAATGAAGACACGAAACGGATTACTTCCAAATACTTTGTTGGTCCCAGCTCATACACATTACAAATGGAAAATATAGTTCCCGAGTTAGAAGACTCCGTAACACCTAATATTCGAGTTGATTACACAGTTACTGACAAAGCCGATGGTGACCGTATGTTATGTTTTGTAAATGGCAAAGGGAAGATTTACTTTATAGATACCAATATGAATGTACGTTTCTCCGGGGCGGTTACCAAAAACAAACAGTTGTTTTCCAGTATATTAGATGGCGAATATATTAAAAAAGATAAAAACGGCAAGGATATTCACGTATATGCTGCTTTCGATGTGTATTGTATTAATGAAAAATCTACACGTAAACTCCCCTTTTACAGCAAAGAAATAGTCGTTTCTGAAAAAGATGACAGTGAGGAGAATGAAGTAACTGAAACGGAATCTCGCTATTTGAAATTGGGGGATTTTATTCAAAAGTTAGACGCCATCTCCATTTTGGATAAATCGCGCGACCAAGAAGTTAAATCCAATAAAAAACAAATGTCTTCCGGTGTTCGTTTCCAAATAAAAGAATTCGAAGCAAGTTCCGATGTAAAAGACATATTTAGGTGTTGTAATAATGTATTGTCACGTGTGAATGACGGTCAATTTGAGTACGAAACAGATGGTCTAATCTTCACACCGGCTTATTTGCCAGTAGGCGGAAGCATGGAAGATGGCGAACCCGGACCTCTATATAAATCCACGTGGGACTTTTCGTTTAAGTGGAAGCCACCTCAATATAATACCATTGATTTCTTGGTTTCCGTACAAAAAGATACCAACAACCAAGAGAAGGTATATAATGTATTTGAAGACGGAACACAAACCCAAAGCAGCAATCCTGTGACGCAATACAAAACGCTGGTATTACATTGTGGATATGACCAGACTAAACACGGATATTTAAATCCGTGCGCTCAAATTATTCAAGGCGAATTACCTAACGAAAGTAATTATGATAATCGCGATGGGTACAAACCGGTTCCATTCCAACCCACTAATCCATCTATGGTAGACGCACATTTGTGTAACATTGAATTGAAATCACACGATGGGTATTCTGTTATGACAACTGAAGATGGAGAATACTTTGAAGAAAATATGATTGTAGAATTTAAATATGTACACGAAAATAAAGACCAATGGAAGTGGGTTCCTATTCGGGTTCGTCATGATAAAACAGCGGAATTGAAAGCAGGATTGAGAAACTATGGTAATGCATACCACGTAGCTAATAGTAATTGGCACACTATCCATCACCCCATCACAAGTGGTATGATTATGACTGGAAGTGATATTCCTGAATACTTGGAAGATACAGAAGTATACTATCGTAACACAAAAGTGGAAACACAAACGCGTTCTTTACGCGACTTTCACAATTTATATGTTAAAAAGAAATTGATTATGGGTGTATCAAATCAAAAAGACAACCTCATTGATTATGCTGTAGGGAAAGCAGGCGACCTTCCCAAATGGATTCGTAGCAAATTGAACTTTGTTTTCGGCATTGATGTTTCACGCGATAACATACATAATTCTATTGATGGTGCTTGCGCCCGTTACCTGAATAATCGCAAAAAATATAACAAGATGCCTCACGCATTATTCGTACACGGAAACAGTGGATTGCGTATTCGTGATGGTACTGCTATGAATAGTGAGCGGGATAAACAAACTACGCAAGCCGTGTTTGGTATTGGTTCAAAGGATAAAAATTCATTGGGTGCGGGGGTATATCCCCATTATGCTGTAGGTGAAGATGGGTTCAATGTAAGTTCGTGTCAATTTGCCATTCATTATTTCTTTGAAAATAAAAACACCTTACACGGATTTATGCGAAATATAAGTGAATGTACGAAGTTAGACGGTTATTTTATTGCAACTACTTATGATGGTGATACTGTATTCAAGCTATTACAAGACAAACAAAAGGATGAAAGTGTTGTATTCAAGCAAAAGAATAACAAAGTATATGAAATTGTAAAATTATATGACCAAACTGGGTTTCCAAAAGATGAAGAAAGTTTGAATTACACCATTGGTATTTACCAAGAAAGCATTAATAAGGTATTCCAAGAATATTTGGTTCAATATGATTTCTTTGTCCGCACTATGGAAAATTATGGATTTGTATTGGTGTCTGACGAAGACGCACAACATATGGGGCTACCCCACGGTAGTGGAATGTTTTCCGAATTATATTCTCAAATGGAACAAGAGGTTAAAGAACATCCCGAAAAAGCTTCTGATTATGCAAAAGCATTGAATATGAATGAGATTGAAAAGAAAATATCGTTTATGAATCGGTATTATGTATTCAAAAAAATGAATAATGTGAATATTGATAAAATAGAGAAGGTCGTATCGATTATTCCAAATACACCCTATGAGGAAGATGAAACAGATGAACCTACCGAATTAGAGCAAATCGAAAAAAAGAAAGAAAGCATTGTGATTGACGAAGATAATGAATAGAGAATAGAGAATAGAGAATAATGAATTACGAAACAGTATAAAATTAACGTTTGTTACATTATTAACCAGTGTAAATAATACTTCTTATGACATATTATTTATTGCCCAAAACTAATATTTTTTCATTTATGTATATAGATTTTGTAGATGACATGGAACAACCTACAAATATTATTTCATATTCCCAAACACACTATGTATATGAATTAAAGGAGCGCATTGAATTAATGGAGAAAGACTGGGATATATTCAAGAAATATACGAACCCATATGAATACATTCACACAAATATCCCCTTGAAAAATTATTGTGTAGCGTCTTATAATCCATTATCACGGTCGTATTTCAAAATGGTAGAAATATTACACACATTCAAATTACACGATATGCCAAGAGATATTCGTAGCTTTCACCTTGCGGAAGGACCCGGAGGCTTCATAGAAGCACTATGTAATATCCGTAAAAACCCACGCGATATGTATTATGGCATGACCATTGCCAGTGATTTGAATGACCCAAATGTTCCTGGATGGAAAAAAACAAAGAATTTTTTACAACAAAATAAAAATATTTATTTGGAATACGGAAGCGATAATAGTGGTGATATACTGAATATTGACAATTTTGTTTATGTGTGTGAAAAATACGGTTCTTCTATGGATATTGTTACTGGTGATGGCGGATTCGACTTTTCTGGTGATTTCAATTTACAAGAAGCTAACATCAGTAAATTACTCTTCGCACAAGTGGCTTTCGGACTTTGTTTACAGAAAAAGGGGGGTAGTTTCATATTGAAGATATTTGATAGCTTTATGCAACATACCATTGACCTCCTCTACATCTTGTCATCCTTTTACGAAAAAGTTTATATTATGAAACCACATACAAGCAGGTATGCCAATTCCGAAAAATACATCATTTGTAAGGGATTTTATCACAGTTCAAACCAGCGATTTTTTGGAATATTACATCGTGCATTTGAAAAGATGATACGCCCTGTTAGCAATTCGCCATTGTACACACATCGTTTATTATCTATCCCTATACCTTACTACTTTCATACCAAAATAGAAGAATACAACGCTATTTTTGGACAGCAACAAATAGAAAACATACATTATACCTTATTATTGATTGACAACAAGCACAAACAAGAGAAAATCGAATATTTAATGAAAAATAATATTGAAAAATGTAAAAAATGGTGTGTTAAATACAATATACCGATTCATCACCTAATAGAACAATCGTAGTCTTTTTTGTAATCACATTATGGCTACATGTATTCCTTGATTGAATACATGTATTTGTATAGGGGGTATTATCGCTCCTCTAACCACCGCGAATCGTTACTTTGCGGCATTGTTTATAATTTCCGGTTGAATCTACCGTAGGAACACATGGAACATCATATCCATACTTCTCCTTCTCAGTGTATCCATTTGATGGCACCCCGTACGCTAATGCATTAGCTACATGTAATCCATAAGAACTTGTATATGAACTTGCTGCGGTTGTAATCGCATTGTATTTTTTACGCGTCACTAATGAACTTGAAGATACAGCCCCTTGTTGGGCAAATTGGTAATTGTTCGGTTTATAAGTCAACGTAGGATAACGTGCATTGAAAGATGTAGGTGCATTCGACGTAAACGTACGTACATTGACACTGTCGCCACTCGCCGCATCCGTAACAGCATTCGCGTCAGTTGGAAAAGAATAACTGGCATCAATAAAACTAAACCCTAATGCGTTTGTAAATTTACTGTCCTTATATAAAATAATACGGGGACTTTCAATTCCACTTGCGTCTAATGGGGTATCCCAAGATGGGTCGATAATTGTATCATTTTCCTCAAGAATACTTGCCTTCACGTAGAAATTTGCATCCACATAACTCTGTGCGATCGCAGTTGATTGAATTTTAGTTGTATTGGTTAAGTTATCCAATTTGAATTCCAATAAATGGTCTTTGGTTTGATTGTCCGGTTTTACATAATAATGATAGTTATTTGCCATGGTAGAAAATAGTACATTGTTAATGTCCCCCAAATCATAATAACCTGCTGAAATATCTACAGTGAATATGGTTTCTACCGCATCTGCATCCAAATCTTCAAACCATTGGTATTGAAAACTTGTATCAGAAGCAAAATAGTGCTTTTTACATACCGAGTTTCCACTGGTGTTTGGTTTGTATAGATTGCTTACAGAAAGAGCACTCCCTGGACTTGCGGTGGAATCCCCAAACTGAATGTAATTGTATTGATTTTGTTCAAAACTACGACTTCTGCTATTCAAATATTGCTTATTGTTTGTATAATAATTCACTTTATTGTTTCCAGTATCATATTTACGACGCACCATTCCACTGCTTCTTACACGGGCTCGAGCATTTGATTCGGGTGTACCGACAACACACTGTGTCGCGGTAAAATTACCTGGAATGTCACTACGGTTGCTTGTCAAGTTATGGTCTAATGTATTTACTAAACCTCCACACGAAGATGCACTTGAATTCACAATCGAACTTCCAGGTGTTTCCATCAAAGATATAGATGCAGAAATGTTACTGTTACACGATACTTCATTTGTTACCAATTCTCGTCTATATATTTTCAAAGGAGGAGGAAGAAAAAACAAACGTTTACTATCGCCCATAGTTGGATTATTTTTTGTTATTGAACTTGTGATTTGAGACAATGTTTGGCCTTTCCAAGAAATAATAGGTTGATGCGCTTGAGTAAATATTTCATTCATTTTATAGTAATATATAATAAATAACTATATATTTTTTCTACGTGTATCAACTCTTATTCCAAAACGTAATAAACAGAAGTCTTGTTTATACATTAGCGAATGAACATATTAATCAATCATTTTCACTTTGATACCAATAACACCTTTTTTATGGACAAAAAGAAGAACATTATTGTAAATGGTAGTTTCTCACGATTATTGTATTCCAATTCTTTTTTTGTTATGAATGGACTTCACTTTGAATTTCCGATTGTAAACTACCGTATTGGTAACAATAATCAACATAGTGAACTGCGTTTTTCTCCTTATAAAGATACCAATATGTCATACATTAGTGATTTTGTTAAAATAGAAAATACGTTGCTTACAAATTATAATATGATTTATGGAACAAACAAACCTTTCTCGTGTGTATTATCTAAGCAATTATATTCAGGGAATATGAAACTCTATCGTAATCTACAAAAGAAGAAAACGCAACCGCAACAATTAGTTATCAAAATTTCAGGTATTTGGGAAACAGATAATGAAATTGGATTGGCTACTAAACTGCTTTGTTACTAAACTTTTTCTTTATACTATAGAATACCTATAGTATGGAGTATATACGCTTTATTATAATGCCATTTTCATTGAGCCTCCGCGTTTCTTACCAAATGGTCGGTTCCCTTTACGACTATCATATTCGATTAAATCCGCTGGGTTGTTTGGGTTTTCTACATCAAAATCAGTAACATTAACAAATCCGGTTGATTCGTCTACGGTGTACTTTAAATTGCTTACATTTCTAAGACCTGCCTGCGTATTTGCCATGTACGCATCATATTCTTTACGGTTAATGATTCTGTGAAACCCATCTTTCATTTGCAAAATATTTTTATCATGGATCGGATAAAACTGGTCATAGCTAATCCGTAGTCCAGCTGCTTCTACTCGTTTCTTGAGTAAATTATCTTCGTATCCCCACGCCCAGAAGTTTGGAAATCCATTGGTTTTTTCAAAATCACCACCCTTTATAGATACGATCCCACCCAGTGCGAACTTGTACCCATAGAAATGTTTTACCACTCCGGGCGTTGTATTATAATTCAAGAAATTCTTTGTGTATGGCATCGTATCAACATCATTAAATACCAAGGTAATGTCTTTGTAGTATTTGGGGTATTTTTCTTTTACCATTAAGAATCCAATATTTTTCATTCCACCGCGATTAAATGTACGCTTATCTTTTTGATGAACATAATGAATCTTGTACGTTTTGGGGTTGTGGTCTTCCATGATTTTCTTCATGTGGGTTGAAAAGAATTCTTGGTGTTGGTGTCTATCTCTATAAGGAACAATAAAAATTATTTTTGGAACTGAATCGATTTCTGCCTTTAGTTTCGCAGCAACTTCTTCTTCTGCCTTTACTTTCGCAGCAGCTGCATCTTCTTCTGCCTTTACTTTCGCAGCAGCTGCATCTTCTTCTGCTTTTAGTTTCGCAGCAGCAGCATCTTCTTCCGCCTTTAGTTTCGCAGCAGCAGCATCTTCTTCCGCCTTTAGTTTCGCAGCAGCTGCATCTTCTTCTGCCTTTACTTTCGCAGCAGCGGCATCTTCTTCTGCCTTTACTTTCGCAGCAGCAGCATCTTCTTCTGCTTTTAGTTTCGCAGCAGCTTCTTCATCCGCTTTCTTTTGTGCGACAATAGCGGCTTGTTCTTGTGTTTGTTTTTTCTTCAATTCTTGCATTTTTTTTTCAATAAAATCTTCCATTTTTATTATCTATATATTCAATCTATAAAAAATATGTTGTTATTCTTACTAAAATGATTTGGCTGCCTAAATATTGTATTTTTGCAGTATCACATTTGGGATCAATTGTTGTGGATGTGCGTCCAACTTCTTGAAGCATTTGTTTATGGTTACTTCACTAATGTCGCAATTTTGTTTGATGTCTGATTTTGTTACTTTTTGATTACATCGAACACCTACAAAATATATAATTCCAGCTGCGATTGCCTGCGGTATATTATCTGTTATAATGTGTTGCTTTGCAACTTTGGACGTAACAAACTTCACCACTTGGATAAGTTCTTCGTTAAAGTTTAATTTACTACAATACCTGTCTATAAATGAGCTTGGTTGTATAGTTGCTAATTGCGTTTGCTGCGATGAATTTACACTACGTTCTATATTATGAAGAATATTCACTGCCATCGAACATCCATTCGTAGCATCCGATTTGTCTAACTTAAATATTTCGGCGATTTCATATGGGGAACGAGGACACCCATTTAACCGACAAGACAAGTATATGGATGCTGCTTTTATACCACCTCTATTAACCCCCCTAAACATTTTTTGTTCGGAAATGTCTTTGTGAATCACCATAGCGTGGTCTATAAATATCCGGGGAATATTTGCATTCAGCGCCATTGTTGTAATAAATTGAAACTCATCGTATAACGCCTTTTCACGATGCGGCATTGATTGCCATTCCGTCCATTTACGAATACGTTTCATTTGATAAGATGATTTGGGTGTGGAAAGAACTTTACAACCAAATGATGATTCCATTAATAATGGATTAATAGGATTACCACATCGCGACGGGTCTTTTGATTGTCTGTCATCCGCACCATAAAACCGCCATTCCGGCGAATAATCAAGACTTCCTTTCTGTAGTGCACCGCATTCTACATTTGAACATATAGACATTTTGTCTTCGGTTAGCATGACCTGCGCATTACATTTTGTACATAGTTCATTGTTTCGTGAGTATACAATATATGGTTCTTCAACGACTTTTTTACAGTCTTTGTTATTATTCTCATTATTGTCATCAGTATCAATTACTAAGTTATCCTTATCTATATCAAAGATCGACCACAACTTGTTCTTTTGATGTTTAGATAATTCATACTTTTTCTTTTGGGTTTTCTTGAAATTCGTTTTTGATTGTTTTTCAATATCTCCTTGTTTTTCAACACTATTCGACATAGTTGAAGAATAAGAAGATACAATAAAGGGAGGATTTATTGTTTCTATTTGAACGCAATCATTCATTTTATTATAAACAATACATTCTATTTAGTTTCAATTTTTTGTCGCGATTATATAGAGTATAGAATGACGAATAAAAAGAAATCTGTAAAAAACCAAAAGAAAAAAACACCCCAAAAAATGTTTGCTTATCGTAAACGCGGAGATAAAAAGGGTAAACAAAACAAAACGTCAAAAAGAACTATGCAAGGAGGAGACGATGGCAAGGAGGAGACGATGACAAAGCTAATGTCACGTGTAGATAAGCTGTATAACACCGAAAATGACAATATACCAATGGAAAATATGATGAAAGATTTGTCTCCTGATATGATGAAAGGTTTGTCTCCAGAAATGATGAAAGGTTTGTCTCCTGATATGATGAAAGGTTTGTCTCCTGAAATGGTGAAAAGTATGACACCA